TTATAGGTAGTAAACTATGTCAAACTGCCTGTTTTCCAAGTTTACATCAATACGTTTTATGAATTGCTTAGCAATCTTATTTCGTTCGGGTATAGATAATTCTTCATTGGATAATAATTTATAATAGCTTTCTAAACGTAATTTTATACTAATAGGGTGTTCATCTACCTGGTTAGAAACAAGAGTTTCAATCTTATTAATTAATTCTTCTTCTTCTTTTCTTAATATTTCTTTGTTCTTTTTGTATTCATCTATAGTATCAATTTTAGCAAGATAAGCATTTTTTAAAAGTTCGTATTTATCTTGGATTTTGGATAACTCATTATTAAGAATATCTAACTCTCTGGTATCTTCATCTGTTCTAACTTTTTCTATAACCAAATCATTTCTATTAATATCATCCTTAATTGCATCTAGTATAAGTCTTTCCATCTTTCTAGTAGATATTGTACGTCTAGAATCACAAGCCCTAACACAAGCCATAGAACAACGGAAATTAGTAAATTTCTTTTTTAGAGAAGTAGAAATAGTTAAAGAAGCTCCGCAAGCTTTACATTTAAGTAGATGTTGCAACCAACTTTTAACCTTGTATTCATTTTGTTCTCTTATGTAAAGTTTAGCTTGTTTAGATAGTTTGGCTTGAACAGCGTTGAAGGTATCTTCGTCTATAACTGGAGTATGATCTGACTTAACTAGAACCCATTCAGATTCATCATTTGGCTGACCTGTACCCCCAACTCTATAGTTATATCTCATGTAACCACAATAAACATGATTTCTTAATATATAGTCTAAAGTAATAGGTCTCCATTTACCACCATATTTTGTCTTAAGATTGTTTTCGTTTAGGTAACTTGTAAGAGCAGTCTTACTATAATCTTTATTTATGTATAAGTCAAAGATTAATTTCAGTATGTTAAACTCTTCTTCATTAACAACTAATTTTTTATCTACTAGATCATATCCGTAAGGGGGTCTACCAATATTTTCTCCACGAGAAGCTTTTTCAAATAATCCTTTTTTAACTTCCTCTGCTAGATTCAAACTGTAGTATTCTGCCATAGCTTCTAACATAGCTTCAAGAATAACAGAAAACTTATCATCCTCAATATGTTCAGTAATACTTATTACCTTGATACCACAATCTTTTCTTAAAAGAGATTTATAAACAACGCTATCCTCTCTATTTCTTGCAAAACGGTCAAATTTATGGACTAATATAACATCAAAGGGTTTAGGCTTCGATTTCGCTTCTGCTATCATTTTCATAAAAGCAGGTCTTTTATTTGCTTTGCGACCTGAAATACCTTCATCTACATACATATGATGTTCATTGATATATATACTATTTTTTTTTGCATAGTCTAGCAAAGCTTTTTTTTGGGCTGCTGGACTAAATTCTGTTTGATCTTCCGTACTTACTCTAATATATAAAGCACCTCTTTGCATAATGTCACCATCCTTTTATTATTATTTTAGTAAGTTCTAAGCATCTAGATATGATTGTAAATTACTCTCACCACAAGCAACATTTTGAACATAATACTCCATATCTTTCATGCAGCAATCAAAATCGTTTACTATAATTTCTTCTAAAAGAAATAATTGATTTGGGTCAGAAAATAGAATTCTTGTTATACCTGTTTCGCTTTTAACAGCTTTTTCACATATGAATTCATTTGAGACTTTGTTAATTTCTTCTTCAGTATGTTTTGTTAAAATATATTGTTTTCTTCCTTGTAATTTTAAACGAACAAGAGAATAAAATGCTTTTATATCAAAATATTGACCAGTATGATTATACCTTAAATAGCTTATATCTCTAGCATGTTTAGTTAGGATACTTTTGACATTTTCTAAACATTTTAGCTCTAGTTCATTAATAGTATGATTATCTACTACAGTATTCTTTATGATTTTAGATGATGCTATATCATTTTGCGATTTGCATTTTAAGTATAAGTAACCAGTAGCTTTAGAATCCATTAAAGCATCAAGAAATTTAAATTCACCCAATTGCAGTTCATCAACTAAAGTTGATAATTTATGATTCTTAGATGAGGGAAAAAAATGTCTACTTAATGAAAGTGTATCAACTATTTTATTATCCATTTTTAGATTGTGCTTATGTATTGCATTTAATATAAATCTCATATCAAAAGAAGCGTTATGGGTTACTAAAACATGATTTGAAATAAATTTAATAAAAATAGGAATAACTTCACTTAGAGAAGGTGAGTCTTTAACAATTTCGTTTGTAATCCCATTAATTTTAGTAATTTTATTGGGTATCTTATTTAAAGGTTTGACATAGGTTGAGTAAATATTACAAATTTCACCATTTTTGAAATGTACTGCTGCAATTTGAATAATCTCATCTTCTAACGGACTTAAACCAGTGGTTTCAACATGAAATGCAATAAATTCTTCAACAAAAGTTAATTGCTTCTTATAATTATAAGATATTGTTTGCTGTTTGGTTAAATGTTCATCACTAGTTTTCTGTTTAGGGGTCATGATTAACTTAATTAGCATTAAGATAATTGCAATTGGGATACCTACCAAACTAAGAGTAAGAATTAAAATGGATTTATTATAAAGTTTACTTTCAAAAAAATTACTTTTCTCATTTTTGTTCAAAATAAAACCTCCTAATTGTTATAATTATATGAATTATTATAAATAGTAGGAGATTACATGTCAAATACTAAACAAAGTGATTATGTTTTGTCATATTATTTATTGATTTTCAAGCTTATTAATTACATTTTTCCAGTATTTTATCATTGTTTCCTTAGATTCTTCATCCAATTTTAAAAATTCTATGATAATAGCCTTGTCAATATCACTTGCATCTTGTGTATAATATCCTAAGTCAAAGAAGAAATCATCTTCTTTAAACATTTCTCCTTCGCCTGTCCTTAACCATTCTTCATTTACCTTGAATTCTCTACATATATCATTAACAATTCTCTCTGTTAATGGCTGAATACCTTTTTCAATTCTTGATAAATTGGCTTGAGATATATTTAATGCATTAGCAAAGTTTAATTGAGTCAAATTTAAATCTTGTCTTATTAGTTTTAATCTTTCATTCAACAGAAACGCCTCCTTTTTCTAAATATAACATAGGTTTAAATAAAAAGCAATGAAAAAAATACGAAACGAATATTGACAATATACTAAACGTATGTTAATATATACGAAACGAATAACAAAGGAGTTGATATTAATGTTAGTAAACAAACTAGATGAAAGAATTATAAAGTTACTCAAAGATACAAAAAAGGCAGATAAAGAAAGGATTCTTACAATCCTACAATGGGAAAACAACAAACGATTAAGTCAAAAAGGTGCATAAACACGAATTATGTACAATCAGTATCTCATAAATATTAGTATATTGAGAAAGAAAGCAAGGTGGATATATGAAAGAATGGACAGCTGGTGAATCTAAAGTATTTTATGTAGAAACTGGAGAAACAGTACCAATGAGTCAAATATCCGAAGAGGAGAAGCAGAGACTATCTAAAATATGGGAAGACAGAGTATTGAAAGTTATTGGATATAAGAGGGTAGAAGAGTAATTAAATTAATAAAGAAGGATTATCAAGACCAATCATACATTAATTAATTTTATAGAATTACGCTTAACTTGAATGAATACTCACTAGATTCGATAGCTTTGTAAGTTATTGAAAAGGGACAAGTATCATACAAAAGATTAATTTAGGAAGGAGGCAGAAGTGTGAGAGAAAGAATTTACAACAATATAACGTATATATGTATCAGTAGGGCAGAACTCATTATAGTAAGTTTTCTCTTAGGTTTCGTAGGTAGCATTACTACAATAATGCTAATGAGTTACTTTGATAGAAAATGACCGATTCAGGAGGGAGAAAAAGAAAAATGTTTAATGTTGTAGCTATTAATGATTCATATTCAATTTGTATTGATGCAGGGTGGAAAGACGTTAAGGTAGGAGAAAAATTACTTGTACTAGGAGACACTGGAAACATTATATATTCTAATGAAAGACCACTTGGGAAGCATTACAACGTTAAAACAAAAGTTGTTGTTACTGCAGTATTTAGAGATTATTGTATTTGCGAAGCTCAAAAAGGATACAGACTTGGCACGCTACCATTTATAGTTAATCCAAATGAATTAAGTGAGACTAAAAGTGAGATAAAGATTAATGACATAATTTATAAGAAACCTCGTCATGTAGGAAAGCATAATGAAATTCCCCTAGAACAAACAGTTAATTCTAACAAGGCATTGGTAATATCATGTTTAGAAGAATTAACAACAACCAGTTTTTTAGTAAAAGTAAGTATTGGTATAGGATTGATTAGTTTGATATTAGCATTGATTAGCTGTCTATTTTTGTAGGATGGACTGGATTAATAATAATTTTATGCCTAGTAGTTTTTTGAGCAGTCTTGATTTTGAGAGTTGCTTTAAATGGAGTATCCCTAATAAACTCTAAGTTCTGAAAAACAAAATATCCTTCTATTACTCCATATGGTTCAAGTTTAAGAGGTGGTTTTGTATTATCAAAATGATAACTTTGCTTAACATCAATGTTATCATTTGCATCAACAGTATATTTTGTTGCAATAGAATAACTATTAGGAGTCTTACTATAAAGAACGCTCCATTTACACTTAGGTATTTTCAATGACATTTCACGAATTGTAGTATTCGTTTTTGATTGATTTATTATTTGGAGCCAAATTTGCAATATATATGGAATGTAATTGGATTTGCGTTCATCAAAACAATCATCTAGATAATCATCTGTGTATATTATGTTAAAACCTACATAATCTTCACATTCTTTTGGATGATATATAAATATTCGTATTCTTTCTTTATAAAGGACGTATAAAGATATGAATAGACCAGTTACACCAGTTAATGCACCAATAATTGCAAGAACATTATTTAATTGTGATTTAACTAATTGTACTTCAATCATAATTCACACCTCATTTTAGATAAATTATAACACGAATCGGGAAACAATACAAAAAGATACTTTAGGAAAGGAATAAATTTGAGAAGGAGGTTTGCATGAGTAATTTAGAACAAAAAGTTAATGAACTAGAAATTAAAGTTAATGGACAACAATGGTTAATCAAATTAATACTGATAATGATGTGTATAGTGACACTTACATTAATATCGACAGATATCAAATTAAGAAAGGCAAATGAGTTGTTGAGTCAGTTTATAGAGATACAAGTTAAGATTGATGAATCTATAGTAGAAAATGATAGTCAAATACATATGAAAAATAATTGAAAATTGAAAGGAGGGAGCAGGATGGAAAATAAACCTTGGTTATTAACATATGAATGTGTTAACTGTGGATTTAAAGCTTGGAGCTTACGAGAAATTACTAGATGTCATAAGTGTGGTGCAGTAGTAGTATGCACATATCCATCACAAGAACAAGAAACAGAAGAAAATAGGAAGGAGGCATAACTTTCCTATTTGTAAATAATGTTCATTCACTAGATTGGTTTACATAATATTGAGAGGTAATACTATGGAAAATTACATAGAAAAAACGCTTTGTATCTATTGTGGGATAGATACAAAGCATCTTAACTTTTGTCACTATTCAAAAAATATTCATATCTAATTATAGCATGAAACGGTGACGAAAGCAAGAAAATACAACGCTCGTCTAGGGTGTTTTCGGGCTTGTAATGGGTATTATCTTTACAACTATATATAAGAATATATGAAATACATATGAGTGTAGATATTGCTATATATAGATTGTATAGATAGGGGAGTATAGAAGGAAGTACAACCCTAATATATATCCCATACCCCATACATAATTAACAATCATTGAAGAGGGGGGACACCGTGAGAAGCTATACAAGAGAAAAAAAGATATACTGTGGGGATAAGTATATGGAAGTGGATATATACCCCTATACAGAGAATCAAAAAGAGGTTCACAAAAACGGTAAAAGATCAAGGAAGCAAAAAGTATCAGCACCAAAACAAAAGAAGTTGAATGATAAGAATGCTAGAAGGAAATTCATTCAGATTACTAAAGCCAACTTTGGAGAGAATGATCTTCATGTAACCTTAACTTATAAGAATAAGTATCTTCCAAGTACCAAAGAAGAAGCAGATAAAATAGTATCAAATTATATTCGAAGGATTAGATATAGGAGAGAGAAAAAGGAACTAAAACCTCTTAAATACATAGTAGTAACGGAAGGTGTAACAGCAAAGGATAATAAAGAGAAAATAGTAAGATTACATCACCATGTAATAATGAACGGTGGTTTAGATCGAGACATTGTTGAAGAGTTATGGTGTATGAAAAGGAAAAAAGGGCAAAAGAAAGGTGAAAAGATTGGAATAGCCAATGCAACAAGATTACAACCAGACGAGGAACATGGTGTAGCTGGGTTAGCCAATTACCTAAGTAAAGACCCTTGTGGTAAAAGAAGGTGGAGTTGTTCACAAAACTTGGACAAGCCTTGGAGCAGGACAAACGATTATAAGTATGGCAGGAGACAAATAGAGAAACTTGCCAAGAGTCCACCAGATATAGCCTATTGGGAGAAGCAATATAAAGGATGGAAATTAGCTAAAGACCAATATGGTATAAGGACAGAATATAACGATATAACAGGTTGGTCTATCTATCTTAAATTCTACAAGAGGGAATGAAACAGCTATTGATATCAGGAACAGGAGGAAAAAGAAAATGTATACACAACAGCAGCTTAAAAGAAAATATCAGAGCATGAAGAATAATGCACAGGGTAAGCACTTTGAGAATTATATAAGTGGGGCTTGTATCACATATGCACATCAAGGGAGAGCAAAGGTTGAGAAAGTACCAGAGCCATTCAGAGTAATGAAAAAATATAAAGATGGAACTTTTACAGGAAGATTCACAGCATTAGCACAGCCAGATTTCCAAGGAACGCTAAAAGGTGGACAATCAATAGTATTTGAAGCCAAATACACCACGACAGACAGAATCAAAAGAAATGTACTTTCAAATATGCAACTAACAGCACTGGAACATCATCATGAGTTGGGTGCAAGAGCAGGAATATGTACAGGAATCGGGGATAACTTTTTCTTTATTCCTTGGGTAGTATGGCGAGATATGAAAGAGCTATATGGAAGACAATATTTACTAGTACAGGATATAGAAGAGTACAGAGTCAAGTTTAATGGTTCAGTGATGTTTTTAGACTATGTATATCAAATTGAAAGGAGAAAAATACATAATGGAAACTAAAGCAAATAGTGATACAAAATTTAAGATATATTGCAATTCATGTGCTTTTAATGGTCAAGACTGCTTGATAATGAATAAACGACAATTTCCATGTTGGGCTAAATGTACGAATAAGGAAGAGCTTAATAAACGATATAATTCAATGATGAAATACAGTATAAGTAGAGAACTAAGAAAGAAGGTCAAGAAAGAATATATCACTTGTTTAAGAAGATTGGAAAAACAAAAATAAGGTAAAGAGAGGTAAGAAAATATGAAAACTATATCAATCATTAATTTAAAGGGTGGAGTAGCTAAAACAATAACATCATGCAATATGGCTCATATACTAGCAACAGTACATAATAAAAGGGTTTTGCTAGTTGATAATGATAAACAGGGTAATGCATCAAAATTCTATAAGGTACATAACTATGACAAGCTTAGTTTATCAGAGGTAATGACAGAAAGACACATAAAGTTAGAAAATGTTATCGTTCACACAGCATATGAGAATCTAGACATAATACAAGCCAATATGACACTTCTTAGAGCTAATAGAGAGGTACTAATGGATACTACAAGACCTCAACAGAACAGAATCAAGTCAGCTTTAGCTACAGTATCAGATCAATACGACTATTGCATAATAGATAATGCACCAGATATCAATATTAGCACTATTAATGCACTTGTAGCATCACAGGATGTAATAATTCCTGTAAAAATAGATAATTTTGCATTTGACGGTTTATCTGAATTAATAGAGCAGATAGATAATGTAACGTATGACCTTAATCAACAACTAACTTTAAAAGGGTGTTTGGTGACTTGTTATATGCGTAATGAGGTTAATAAACAAGGTGAGGAATGGTTAAGAAATCAAACTGAGTATCCAGTATTTGAAACTCATATTAGAAGGACAGAGAAAGTTGACGAAAGCACCTTTGCATCCATCCCTATTAGAGAATACTCAATACGTTGTGGAGCATCCAGAGACTATTTAGCATTTGTTGAAGAATACCTAAAATAAAAATGTGCTCGATTCGGTCACAAATTTGGAGGTGTAACCATGAAAAAATTCAACCTAAACTCACTTTTGAACAATACATCATTGAATGCCATAGAGGATAAGGTAAAGAAGTCCAATAAACTAAATATAATACCTATAAGCGTACATGACCTAATACCATCCGAAGATAATTTTTACTCTACAGAGAATATAGATGCTCTTAAAGATTCAATAGAAATGTTTGGAGTAAAACAAAATCTAATAGTAAAAGAGTTGGTGAATGGAAAATATAGAATAATTGCAGGGCATAGGCGATACTTAGCATCACTTTCGTTAGTAGAAGAAGGGAAGCAGGAATTTGAAAAGCTACCCTGTGAGATAGAAACAGTAGATAGAATTATAGAAGAGTTATTACTCATTACCACCAATGCAAATACAAGACAGCTCACTGATTGGGAAAAGACCCAACAAGCCCAACGCATGAGAGAGTTATTGGAGAAATACCGAAAGCAAGAAGGATTGACAGGTCGTACACGTGATCTAATAGCACAGGCATTAAATACATCATCAGCACAAGTAGGTAGGATGAACAGTATATCAAAACATCTAACCGAAGAATTTAAACAAGAATTTAAAGAAGACAATATAAAAATATCTACAGCTTATGAGCTATCAACGTTACCAGAACAAGCACAACAAGAAATAATAGAAGAGTATAAGGATACTGGTACATTATCCATACAGGACATAAAGGATAAAAAGGCAGATATTAAAGCAAATGAAGATAATGGTATGGAGCAAGAGCAGGAGCAGGAATCTAAAGATAAACTAGAAGAAAGCCATCAGAAACCAGAGCTAGAAGTACAAAGACAACATAACACACTAACTCCGATATTCCCAACAATACATAAAATATTAAAAGATATGAGTAAGCAGGAACTAGCAAAGTTTATATGCCAAAGATGTCAAGGTTCTGGCTTCTGTGATTACTTTGCAGAATGTAATTATGGCAGTATAGATAAAAGGACAGAGATATGTGAAAAGTGGTTAGATATGCAAGTACAGAAAGGAATGAAATAAATGAGTAAAGCAGACAAGGTAAGCAAACAATTTATTGACCGAAAGATGTATAAGGGTATCAAAAAGTATGATAGACAGCAAATGGAACATTTTGCAAAGAATCTTTATACTGAGGGATTTAAAGCAGGTGTTGATTCCATAGAAAAAATAGAAGTTAAGATTGAAACAGATATTTTTATATCTAAGATTAAGGAAATATTACGTGTTAGATTAGGTATTGGTAATGTTAGATTCAATAAATCAAATATTGAACAGGACATCAAAGATATATTTCAGCAGGAGCAGGAGGGTTATAGGAATGGGGACAAGAGAATTGTTGGCGAAAATAGGTCTTAACTATATATATGCTGTAAACAGACAAGAGAAAAAAGTAGAAGAGGCTAATACACAAAAAAACGAAGCAATACTATACATCTATGAACAAATGTTGGAAATGTTAGAAAAAATAAGTGAAGTACCAGACAGAGAAGTATACATTCAGTATGGTAAACGGATTAAAGCTTTTGCTTTAGAAACAAAAGTAAAAATACCAGAGGTAATAATAGACTTGAAAGAAATCAACAAATTATTGGAGGAATAAATAGCATGATACTAGAATCAAACCCAAAATTATTAGATCAATATAGATTTATAGAAACTATAATTTATTAGATAATGTTAGGGACAGAGGGAGCAGGAAGTATTAATAGATATAGCATAGTTGCAAAAATTAAGTTTTGTATGGAGGTAGGACATGAGAATAGGACTGATTGATTTTGACGGTAAAATACCTAATCTTGCTTTGATGAAATTGAGTACATACTATAAGCAGCAAGGGCATGAAGTATATTTAAATATTTTTGATCGAAATGTAGATAAAGTGTTTTGTAGTGTATTGTTTACTTGGAATAGACAAAAGGCTGAGAGATTGCAGGGAGCTTATAAAGACATTACATATGGTGGTACTGGATGGGACAAAAAAACAGTACTTCCACCAGAAATAGAGAGTTGTAAGCCGGATTATGATTTGTATACAACAGATTTCTTATATAGCAGAATAAGTGGCATTATGAAAAAGAGCAGTAAGCAAAAAAAGGCTGAACAGTTAGCTAATATGGGAATAGGTTTTACAACTAGAGGATGCATTAGAAGTTGTGAATTTTGCTTTGTTCCAGAAAAAGAAGGAAAGCTACACCAAGTAGCTGAGATTAAAGACATTATCAATCCCAAGTCAAATATTATTACTCTATTAGACAATAACTTTACAGCTGATCCACGTATGGCTGAGAAATGTGAAGAAATCAAACAGAGAAATCTAATAGTAAACATATCACAGGGTATTGATGTAAGAGTTATGACTGAGGAAAAAGCGGCAGCATTAGCAAGCATTAAACATTTGAGATCAATTCATTATGCTTGGGACCTAATCAGCTTTGAAAACTCTATCTTAAGGGGAATACAATTATTATCAAAGTACATTAAAACCTATAGACACATGTGTTATATGCTAGTAGGCTTCAATACATCATTTGATGAAGATATATACCGCTTTAAGAGGTTGAGAGAGTTAAAAGTAGACCCATATGTAATGATCTATAACAAGCGTAAAGATAACATACGGTTAAATCATTTTGCTAGATGGATAAATGCCAGGATATATAAAGTGTGTGACTTTGAAGAGTATGGACCTTGGTTAAAAGATCAAAAGCTTTTCTATGAGCATGAAGAGATAAAGGGACAATTACAGCTGGTGCTATAAGCACTAAAATATTAGATTAATACAGAGGTGAGAACATGAAGCAAATGACACTAAATGATATAAAAGATTATGAACTTGTAGTTGATAACTTTGCAGGTGGTGGTGGTGCATCAGCTGGTATAGAAATGGCACTAGGTAGAACGGTTGATATAGCAATCAATCATGATCCAGCTGCTATAGCAATGCATAAAGCAAACCATCCATATACAAAGCATTATTGTGAAAGTGTTTGGGAGGTAAATCCATATGAAGTAACAAAGGGTAAGCCAGTTGGATTAGCTTGGTTTAGTCCAGATTGCAAACATTTTTCCAAAGCAAAAGGAGGAAAACCAAAAGATAAAAATATTCGTGGTTTAGCATGGGTTGCAGTAAAATGGGCTAGTTTCGTTAAACCTAGAGTAATAATGTTAGAGAATGTAGAAGAGTTCAAGACTTGGGGTCCACTAGATGAAGAGGGAAAAGTTATACCAGATAGAAAAGGGGAAACATTTGAACATTTCATCAAAGCACTTCGAGAGAATGGTTATGTTGTAGAACATAGAGAACTTAGAGCATGTGATTATGGAGCACCTACCACTAGAAAAAGATTTTTCCTTATAGCAAGAAGTGATGGAGAAAAGATTATATGGAAAAAACCAACGCATGGTGATCCAAAAAGTATTGAGGTCAAGAATGGAATACTTAAACCATGGAGAACAGCAACAGAGATTATTGATTGGTCTATACCTTGTCCAAGTATTTTTAACCGGAAGAAACCACTTGCTGAAAATACTATGAAACGAATAGCCAGAGGAATTAAGAAATTTGTATATGATAATCCAAAACCTTTTATCGTAAGGATAGGACAGACAGGGTTTGGAAAAGATAGACTTCAATATCCATTGGATAAGTCACTAACAACTATAACAGCAAAAGCAGAACATTGTCTAGTAACTCCATTTATATCAACTTATCACACAGAAACAAGAGAAAATGAAGTAAGAGGACAAGAGATAGATAAACCTATAACAACTGTTGATGGTTCAAATAGATATGCATTAGCAACGGCTTTTATTGAAAGACAGTTCAAGAGTTCAACAGGACATGCCATGAATGTTCCATTAGGTACGGTTACAACAATAGATAAATCAAGGTTAGTAGAAGCATTTTTAATTAAGTACTATGGTACAGATATTGGTCAGGACCTACAAAAACCATTACACACTGTTACATCAAAAGATAGATTTGGACTAATAACCATAGAGAATGAACAGTACAAAATAGTTGATATTGGACTTAGAATGTTACAACCTAGAGAATTATTCAACGCACAAGGATTTTCACCAGATTACATAATAAACAATGATTACAAAGGCAATAAATATCCAAAGACAGCCCAAGTCGCAAGATGTGGTAATGCAGTACCACCACCATTAGCAAAGGCTCTTGTCGAAGCTAATCTTCCAGAGTTAATTGAATATAGGGCAATAAGTTAGAAGGTGAAATATGAAGAAAATACAAACTTGTAATTGTGGATGCATAGAGGGTAAAAATATACTATTAAATAGCCATGCTCATGTAGGTATAACAACAGAATTTCAAGATAATGGAGTTTTCCATAACAATAAGGCATTATACATAGAAAATAATTATTGCCCTCAGTGTGGGAAAAAATATAACGTAGTGTTTGAGAAAGATGAGCAAGAAGAGTTACCAATATAGGAACTAAATATTAGTTTAGTACAGATTAGAAGGTGATTAATTGGAAGGACAACAAGTTATAAACTTTGATACTGGGAAATTGCAAGATGAATTAGCTTATAAAGTTGAAAAAGCTATTGAAAGATATAGAATGTTTGCACCAAAAGACGGTTATTATTTAGCTTTTTCAGGTGGTAAAGATAGTATAGTTATAAAAGCATTAGCAGATATGGCAGGAGTTAAATATGATTCACATTATAATATTACTACTGTAGATCCTCCAGAGTTACTAAGATACATAAAAAAATATCACCCAGATGTCATTAGAGAAAAACCAATAATGACAATGTGGGAATTAATACCTTATAAATTAATGCCACCAACAAGGATAGCAAGATATTGCTGTTCTGTACTTAAAGAAGGTGGTGGGAAAAATAGATTTGTAGTTACTGGAATAAGATGGGCTGAAAGTGTGCGAAGAAAAAATAATAGAAGCATGATTGAATTTGATAGATATGGAAGTAAATCTAAACAAGCTATGAAATATAGAGAAATATTTTTTATGAATGATAATGAAGGAAAAAGGAGAATGATAGAAAATTGTGCTATAAAAGGAAAACACATTCTTAATCCTATTATTGATTGGACAAATAATGATATTTGGAATTTCATACATAAATACAATATTCCTTATTGTGAGTTGTATGACCAAGGATTTGAAAGGTTAGGTTGCATTGGCTGTCCAATGGCTGGGAAAAAAGGAATGATAAAAGAGTTTAAAAGGTGGTCACATTACAAAAAACTATATCTAAAAGCATTTGATAATATGCTAATTGAACGTGATAAAAGAGGGCTTGAAACTATGTGGAAATCAGCAGATGAAGTTATGGATTGGTGGGTAAATAAACAATAGGAACAATCAGAGCTGCCAATATAAGAAGGTGAGTAAATAAAAAGGTCCACTGTACTAACGAACCTTCTTATTCCTTGCAATTGAGACAATTGAGACAATTAGGCTAATTACACCCAAGACTGTTCCTAAATCTAATTGAATACTGATATTTCATATGAACACCTCAATAACTTTTTTGGACATCTATAAGGACAATTAGTATTACCTTTATATAATGAATATATCATATAAAGTGAAATATAGTAAGTTATTGGAGTATAGTAAATTACGTTACTATTGTTTTATAGTAGGGTAGGAATAATAAACAGATATGTTGTGTCTTGAATATTTATGATCTAGTGCTATAAAAAAAGCATAAATAAACGGATATTAAATAATATCCGTTACAATCGTAAGGGGATTCGAACCCCTAAAGTCATTAGACCAACAGCTTCCTAAACTGCCGCGTATACCAATTCCGCCACACGCTCAATGTGAGAATATAATTATATCATATATAGATATTGTAGTCAAGTTGACTAAAGTTTAAATTAGTAAAAGGCAAGAAATGATATATAACTGATATTTTACTGGATAGAAAAAGTCTTCTTACTAAGAGGGACCTTTTCTATGGTTCATTAACATAGTGTTTAGAGAAACGCTCAAGAGAAATATGAATAATCCTCTAGCGATATATATATTATTGTTTAATTGTATCCTTTTCAGCTTTTAACTTTTCTTTGTCTGAAAGTACTTTAAGGATGCTCAATAAAGCAGCAAATCCACAGAAAATAGCTAGTGATATGTTTGAAGACACTAAGTAGTAAATACAACCAATGAAGTTAGCTATACTAACAAGTATAAAAAATATTGTAATAAGGTTCATTAAAATCACCTCCAATAAGATATTATATCACATTGTTTAGGTATGCAAATATAGGCACAAAGGCTTGGTTTAGTTAATACAAAGGGAGTGAGAAAAATAAAACTTGCAATTATAAGAATGGTATTAGGATGCACACAATGGATTATAGAAACATTTTATACACTAGAAGAAATTGATATGTTAAAAAAAGAATATGCAGAAAAAGAAAACAGACACAGGTAAAAGTTCGGTTTAGCCGAGAAAAGGAAAAATGCTTGAGGTTAACCTCTAGCTAAATTGAGGCTAATCCCAAGCTTAAATGAAATCTAAATATCTACTCTTCATATACAGTTATACTTTCAATATGATCGTATAAAAAGAAAGTATCTGCTAAGATAGATAAAGAATTTGGTGCGTAACCAAATAATAACTTACCACCAACCCCAAAATCATCTATTGTTGTTATATACATAATATAACAGGTAGCATTACTCAGCATGATTGTACCATAACGATCTATCAATTTGTTTTTATTAGATGGGATAGTACTAAGAGGATATTCACGGCACAACATTGTTGAATCTTCCGAAGGTCTATTTGAAGTATACATATATACAATCCTTTTTAAAGTGTTAGTTACTATATGTTATTCTTTATAAAAGTTTAAGTTACTATTTTGTATGTCTAACTAAAACCAATGATAATTAAAGTATTAAAATATCGAAGATTAGAATGATTATAGTATATAAAGAAAAGTCAAAGGTATCAGCAAAAACAAAAGAACTATTTTAGGAGAGGATGATTTTATGACAATAGTTCAAGAATACAGAAGAATAGTAGAAAGAATAGCAGTACAAGAAAGTCAGTTAACTACAGCTAAAATTGATTTGCAAAAGAACATGAATATATATAAACCAACAGATGTTAAAGCAATTACATATGATCAGGAACGAGTACAGACTTCTATGCAACAGCATAGTATATTTATTATCGCTAATAATATTCTAATACTTACTAATTTTATAAAAGAATTAGAGTTAGAAATAAAAAAATTGAATGAACAGAAAGTAGAACTTGAAAAGACTATAAATGAATTAGGAGATATAAAAAAGAAAGTTACAATGTATATGATTAAAGGGTATCCACAATGGAAGATTGCAAGAGAATTACATTATTCAAAAAGACATATTGAAAGAATTTGTAGTCAATTAAAAGATGTCGGTGAAATATCGGTATGAAATGTGTTAATATGCTAATGACAAAATTTATATTTTGAGATATAAGGAGAGCCTAAATGGGCTCTTTTTCTATTGTTAAAGGTAGCTGAGTAATTCCAAAGTAACTTTAATAGCATAATATACATAATATATACTGAATAATAGAAATGAGGTATAAGATGTATTGTTTATACGGAAATAATAATAATGAGTTATCACCAGTTGAGGTATTTAAAATTTTTGGATATTTAAGTAATACAGCTGGATTAGAAAAAGACCTATTAGAAATGCAAAAAACACTTGATTTAACTTCTGAAGAAATAGAAGAAATGAAAGACTTAGTTATTACTAGAGAAATGATGCTGAATGATGAATCAAGAAGTGTATTAGCTAAAAGAGCAGTAAGAGAATACAACGAATTAGTTGAAGATGTAAGCCAAAGAATAGTAGCTGAATTTAAAAGGATAATTGGTAATGAGAAATATAAAAAATTAAACAATTACTTGAAGGAATGGTTTGGTTTAGAGACGAATTATAGGAAAAGATGGCTAAGAGAAAAAAATAGAGATTTAATGCGTGGAGGAATTGGTACAGTATATGCAACACAATGTTATTGCGAAAGTGCATTGCCTTGTTTGTGTTTGAAATTTGCTAACATCGGAAAATTTGAATGGTTAACTCCTGAATGCAAAAAAATATATAAAAAATCGTATCCTATAGATATTTATTATAAAGGTAATACAGTAAAGGATCTAATAGTTAAAGAAGCAGGTCCATATAATATAAAAGATGATTATTGGAATTGTATATGTCGGAAATATAAAGATCTAGATTGTATGATGCCAATGGCACAAGCTGCTTTTTTTGATAACTATAATGATGGCAAAGATGAATATGGAAGAATTGTATTATTACAAGCTGGAATTGATTTAAATGTAAAAACTGCAAAAAAATTAGGATTAAATCATTTGCAAAATGCATGGATTGAGGTGGATTTTAGCAAATTACCAATGTGTCCTAATTAATCTTAAATAATTATATTGGGTGCAAAACTCAATTTTAATTATAAATGTATCTAGTAATCAGATTTATATATTTTTAAGAAGCCTTGTTATATCACAGGGCTTTTTTTGTGCCAAAAATAAAGGAGGTGGAATATGAAGTGTCAAAAAAGAAGCCAGCAAAACCTATACCAGAAGAATCATATGATCGGTTCAAGTATAGGCTGGAAGAGAAGAGCAGCAAGTTCAAGGAAAGAAACATAACTCTATTTTTATTAGGAGTAGCTACAGGATATCGAATGCAGGATTTAGTCTGCTTAACAGTTGGCGATATCAGGGGAAGCTTAGAAAATGGTTTCTTTGAAATTCAAGAAAGTAAGCAGATTAAGGCATGGAGGACACATAAATTTAAACATCCTAATTCTACACAAAAAGAACCAAAGCCAAGAAAACACGAGATTGTTCCTTCTTTGGAAGTAATACTTAAGAAATTTGTTCAAGGTAGAAAAGCTTCAGAGTATGCGTTTATCAGCAACAAAGGAAAAGGAAGTCAATATATTGGTGAAGATAGTTTTTCTGACATACTCAAAGAAGTTGCAAATGAACCTGATATCAACTTAAAACAGATTACAGGTCACAGCCTTAGAAAAACATATGCTCGAAGAATATATGATGCTACAGGTTCATTGGAACACGTACGCATAGCATTAGGGCATAAAAGCATTGAAGTAACTAAGATATATTTAGGGCTTGAAGATGAAGCAAAAGAAAGTGCTGCTAAAATTGCTGGTAGCAGATTATAAATTTTATATTCGAATCCGTAAAAATGTCGAGGTTACTTATTTATGACAAGAGGGAAAAATAACTTCTATATAATGCAACTTAAAAATATAATCCGTAATCCTATATGTTATTACTGATTTGCAGTTTAGTATAAAAAACGACCATGAAGCCAGTAATAATGAAGGGTTAAGCCATGTTTTTGAAGTTTATTTATTAATCATGAGATAAAAAGAGTTTTGTGCATTATTTTTTTTATCTCAAAAAAGTAATATTATTACTATTTGTTATTATTAGTTACTGTTCATAAAAAAATGGAATTTCAAATAAAACAACTCAACTAAATATATTTTGTCAATTATATATATAAGAATTACTAAGGTTTTGAGTACAGTATAAAAAGTACAGTTAAAACTTAAGGGGGGATAAAGTGGCAAAAGAAAAGAACCCTAATAGGTTAGCAGCATTTAAAATTTATAAAGAACATCATGGGAAGATAACCATAAAACAAATTGCTAATATACTTAATGAGAAGCCTAGAAATATTACATACTGGAAAAAGATAGACCAATGGAATGTAAAGTATAATCCAAAAGGTGGAGCACCACTAGGTAATCAAAACGCATTAGGTAATTTGGGTGGAGCACCTATACGTAATCAAAATGCTAGAACAGACGGATGGTATTCTAAATATTACCCAACAAAAACTAAGAGTATCGTCAAGGAATTAGAAGATGCTAATGCTGATCCAATAGAAATTATATGGGCACAGATAATTACTTTATGGGCAGCTATCATTAGATCACAAAAAGTAATGTTTGTTAATGATAAAGATGATATGACAAAAGAGTTAAAGAAAACAACTCGTAGTGACAAAATGGATAGTAATGAATATGAAATACAATTCGCTTGGGATAAACAAGCGAATTTCTTAAATGCTCAAAGTAGAGCAATGACAACATTATCTGGTATGATTAAAAAATATGATGACATGCTTCATGCCAATTGGGAAATGACAACAGAAGAGCAACGGTTAAGAATGGATAAACTTAAAGTTCAAATAGCTAATCCAGAGTTGCAGCATAGAAAAGAAGTTAGTAAACAAAAGCTAAGAATGGAACAGGAAGTGCTAGATTTAAGAAAGAAAGAATTAGAGTTAAAGGAATGGTAACATGTGGAGTACATTAAAGAGCTTCTATGATTCTAAAGAGTGGAAGAAATTCAGAAAGATGATTATATTGCAACGTGGTCCTGTATGCGAAGATTGTGGAAAGCTTATTACAGAGCATAAACAAATAGAGGTACATCATGAAGAAATCTTAACACTTAACAATGTCAATGATGCCATGGTATCTCTTAATCCAGATAAAGTTAAAATCTTATGTAATGGCTGTCATAATAAAAGACATGATAGATTCCAAGGTGGACATAAGAAGAAAGACAAGAATGTTTACATTGTCTATGGACCACCATGTTCAGGTAAAACAACTTATGTACTAGAAAATAAATCAGATAATGACATAGTAGTTGATATGGATAGACTATATGAAGCTGTCACTTTATTACCAAGATATAATAAACCTGATAAGTTATTATTTAATATCATCAGTGTTCAAAAGGCTTTGATAGATAATATAAAAACTAGATATGGTAAATGGAATAATGCCTGGGTAATAGGTGGTTATGCAGATAAGTACAAGAGAGACAGACTGGTAAAGGAACTAGGTGCAGAACTTATTTTAATTGATACAGCCAAAGATGAATGCTTAAGTAGATTAAAGAGTTGTAATGATGGTAGAAGCATAAAGGAATATTCATCATACATAGATAAATGGTTTAGGAGTTATAAAGAATAATGAAGAGGTTGTGAGGATGGATAACAAAAAAGATTATTGATCCCCCCCATGAATAGTAATAGGGCAACACCGAAAGACCGTAGGGGGGAAGGTATTTCTCACAGCAAACTAAAAATTTGAAAATCGGTGGAGGTTTTTAGAAAAGTGGAAAAATCACAAGTATATAAAAAGGAGTATGAGAAATTATCCAACATCTTTAAAGATGTAGAAGATAATCAAAGAGAACTTGTACAGGGTCTTATAGAAGATGCTGCTTTTTTATATGCTGCAAATCATGACTTGAAAGAAATTATGGAAGATATCGGTATGGTGAAAGTACATCCTACCAATAAAAGCTTACAGAAAACATTTGAATCAAGTAAGCAGTTCCTGAAGAATGTTAATACCTACTCAACAGTAATAAAGACCCTTAACAGTATTTTGAATAGAAATGCTATTGAAGAAGATGATGCTTTTGACAAGTGGATAAAAGAAAAGCAGCAAGTGAAGTGATGAAATGGCAAATATAAATTTAATCCTTAACACCATTGATGATGAACATTCATATTTACTTGAATACTACAATAAAGCCATAAAAGGTTTTGAATCCTTGAATCATGCACCTGTAGATATTAAGAACCTAATAAAAAAAGGTGAAATAGTAATCATAGGTCAGGAGCTGATGACCTGCCTTGAAAACTTAATAAATGACTTGGATAATCCTGATTACTACTATGATATTTCAGTTTCAGAACTAAGGACAGAGTTTATAGAAACATTCTGTAAACATACAAAGTCACCATTCTATGGGAAACCATTCATATTAGAATTATGGGAAAAGGCTTTAATAGAAGTTATATATTCATTCAGATGGTCAGATACAAAGTTAAGACGTTTCAAGAAAGTGATACTTCTTATTGGACGAAAGAATGGAAAGTCAGCAATATGTGGAGCATTAAGTATGGCTGAATTTATGTGTGGTAATGGTGGTGCTGATTTGATATGTTCATCAAATGATGATAACCAGGCAAGCATCATTTATGATGAAATCAATACAATGAGAGAGATATTTGACCCTAAAGAGAAAAGGACCCATAAAAATCAGAAGGGTATGTTTAACCTGATTAACAGGTCCAGTATTAAAAAACTATCTGACAGGACCAGGAACAAAGAAGGAAGAAATATTGATTTTGCTATATTAGATGAAAGTCACGAGATGAAAGATAATATCATAGCCAAATCAATAGAGCAATCTCAATCAACAAAAGATGAACCATTATTTATTAATATAACCACAGAAGGATTCATAAATGACGGATATCTTGATGAAGAACTGAAATATGGAAGAGAAGTATTAAATGGTGAAAGAGAAGATCCTGATATTTTAGTTTGGTTATATACTCAGGATTCAGAAGAAGAAATATTCCAAGATGAAATAAGTTGGTATAAAGCAAATCCTAATCTTGGAGTATGCAAAAAAGAAGCTTACCTGGTATCACAGATAAGAAGTGCACAAGCTAAAAGGTCAGATAGAGTTTTTGTACTAGCGAAAGACTTCAATGTCAAGCAGACCAGTGCTGCCAAGTGGCTTGAAGAAGCAGACATAAACAATGATGAAACATTTGATTATGAAGAGTTTAGAGGTTGCTTTGGTTTCAGTAGTACCGACTTATCAGAAACAACAGACCTGACAAGTTCCAAGGTCCTGATAATGAAACCTAACAGCAACAAGAAATACATAATATCTAAGTACTTCATTCCTGAATCAAAATTAAATTCTAAGGAAGCACCTTATAAAGAATGGGTTGAAGCAGGATACATTACAAAAAGTGAAGGAAATGATATTGATTACTCCAAGATCACTCAGTGGCATGAAGAACTATGGAAGAAATACAAGATAAGGATATTCAAAGCTGGATGTGATAAATGGAATGCTAAATACTGGCGTAAAGAAATGGATGAAAAGCTTGATATAGATGTTGAGAATGTACCAATGGACAAATATACATTATCCAATCCAATGAAGTCTGTAGAAGCTGATTTCAAAGACGGTCTAATAATATATAACAGTAATCCAGTTGATAGATGGTGCTTATTGAATACCTGTCTGAAAGTAGATAAAGAAGGATTGATATATCCTATAAAATCATCAGATGCTACACAAAGAATAGATGGTTCAGTAACATTGATAATCTTATATGTATTACTTAAAAGATATCGAACAGAATACATGAACATCATTTAGGAGGAGGTGAGGAAAGCTGGGACTGATTAATACACTAACAAAATTCAAGAACAAACGAAGGATAACAAGATACGCTAGATTCATGAATGGAAACGTGCCTATATTCTCACAGTTTGGAGAGAACATATATGCATCCGATATTGTACAAGATTGTATCAACTGCATTGCAACAGAGTGTAGTAAACTGATGCCTAAACATATTAGGAATGATCCAAACGGTATGCAGGTAAGAGTAAATAGTGAACTTAACAGGTTATTCAAGTTTTCACCTAATGAACTAATGACGACAAAAGACTTCTTGGAAAAGATAGTATGGCAGCTGTATTTAAACTACAATGTTTTCATATATCCTACGTATAAAGATGGAAAGTACACTGGTTTTTATCCATTAGACCCTAAATTGGTTACATTCAAGCAGGATGAAAGAAACAGGATGTTTGTAGAAATGAGATTCGCAAATGGAGATAACTACACACTTCCATATGAAAGCCTTATACACTTAAGACTAAGGTATTCGGTTAATGAAGTAATGGGTGGAGGTATGAATGGACAGCCTGACAATGAAGCCTTAATAAAGATACTTCAAACTAATGATACAGTAATAGAAGGTTTGGATAAGGCAATTAAAACATCATTACAAATAAGAGGTATATATAAATATGGTTCAATGGTTGATGAAGATAAACTTATAAGTGAAAAAGATAAGTTTGAAAAAAGGATTGCAAGTGGTGAAACAGGTATTCTTCCAATGGATGTCAAAGGTGAATATATTCCTATAACGGTTGACCCGAAGATCATAGATAAAGATACCATGGGATTTTTGGAAATGAAAGTTCTTAAGTGGTTTGGAGTATCACTGCCTATCTTGACAGGAGATTTTACAGATGAACAATACCAGGCATTCTATGAAAAAACTATTGAACCATTGGTAATCAGTTTAGGTCAGGCATTTTCTAAAACTATATTCAGTAAAGAAAAGCTGAACCATGGGAATGAAATAGTGTTCTATCCTCAAAAACTACTATTTACCAATGTTAGAAACAAAATAGCGGTTGCAGATATTCTAGGGAACAGAGGGGCATTGACAAACAATGCTTTATTAGAGTTATTTGGTTATCCTCCATACATAGGTGGGGATGAAAGATATATGAGTCTTAATTATGTTGATGTTAATATAGCTAATCAATATCAATTAAATAAAGCAAGAATGGAGGGAAAAAAAGATGGATAAAGAACAGCTACCTAAAAAAGACATAGAAGTCATAAGAAGTTTTGGCTTCCCAGACATCAGGGTAAGTGAAGAAGGAACTTACATAGACGGTCATGCAGCAGTATACAATCAAAGAACTAATATAGGCGATTGGTTCTATGAAGTCATTGAAAGAGGAGCATTTGATGATACTGATTTTGATGATGTACTCTTCAGTGCCAATCATGAATGGCATAAGATACCTTTAGCAAGAAGCAGGAAAGATGAAGGAAATTCAACAATGCAGTTAAAGGTAGATGAAAAGGGTTTGTATGTAAAAGCCGATCTAGACGTTGATAACAACGTTGAAGCAAAAAGTTTATACAGTGCTGTAAAAAGGGGAGACATTAATGGAATGTCTTTTATTTTTTACGTTGAAGAAGAACGATGGACTGATCTTGATAGTGATATGCCTACAAGATACATTTTAAAGATTGCAAAAGTAAGAGAAGTAAGTGCTGTCAATTACCCAGCTTATGAGGGTACTGATATAAATGCTCGTGACAAAAAAGCGTTGGATAACGCTAAAGCCATTTTGGATAATGGAAGGTCACAAGAGTTGGATAAATCTAAAGAGCTGAAAATATTAAAATTAAGAACACAGATATTATCAAAATAAGAAAGGTAAAGGTGAAGAATATGAATAAAGACTTATTATTAAAAATGTTAAATACAAAAGAAGGAAGAAAAAAAGAACTAAGATGTAAAGCAGAAAAAACTGAAGAAATAGCAGAATTGAGAAGTATAAATAAAGAGTTAGACGGAATAAATGAAGATATAGAACAATTAAGAAATATGATTAAGGCTATTGAAAATGAGGAAAGAGAAGAAGTTCAAAACAAAAATGAAGAAGAATTAGAAAAAAGAGAGCAGGAGAACATTGAAGAAAAAAGAAATGCATTACCAGTAGGAGGATTCAATCCATTAGCTACATACACAAAACCTGATGAAGAAAGAGCAGAAATAGAAAAGAAATATGAACAGAGAGGGCAAACATTGAAAGATGGTAAAGCAGTAAAATTCAGTACTGATGAAATGCCAACTTTCAGAGCTGTATCACTAGGAAGCGGTAAGCTTGTCAATGAAGATAAATACAGTAGAGACATAAACAAAACATTCAATGAAGTATCAGGGCTAATTGACAAGGTACATGCTGTACCACTACAGGGTGGAGAAAGTTATTCAAAGGCTTTTGAAAAATCAAGTGGTGAAGGTGACTATACAACAGAAGATGGTGAGTATCATGATGCAGATCCAGAATTTGATTATGTATCCATAGGAAAAGCAAAAATAACAGCTTATACAGAGATTACAGATGAAGCCAAGAAATTACCAAATATTCAATATCAGACTTTAGTTAGAAACAGTATTGAAAAATCACTTAGAAAGAAAATAACTAAACAGATTGTATTAGGAGCAGGAGGTTCAAATGCAATAACAGGTATTTTCAATGCACCAGCAAAAGTCATTCCATCAGGTGATGGAGAAGAAGTAGAAATATCTGAAATTGATAAAGATACACTAGATAAAATAGTATTTGGGTATGGTGGAGATGAAGATGTTGAAGGAGACGCTTATTTAATCTTAAATAAATTAGACCTTGCTAAATTTGCAGCTATAAGAGGAACAGACGATAAGAAACTTTATAAGATTGAGTTAAATGGAAACACTGGAACAATATCATCAGACGATAGTTTCAAAGTTCCTTTTATCATTAACAGTGGTTGTCCTGCACTCTCATCAACTAAAACAGCAGCAGATACTTTATGTATGGCATATGGAAAATTAGAAGGTTATGAAATGCCTGTATTCTCAGATATAGAAGTAGAAGAATCAAGAGATTATAAATTTAAAACTGGACAAATAGCTTATCGTGGCTCAGTATGGATTGGTGGTAATGTAGCAATGTATAAAGGTTTCGTAAGAGTCAAGAAGATAACTGCTTAAGGAGGGATGATAAATGGCTAATAAAAAGAAAACTAGTAAAAATAAGATAGATGAAAAAACAACTGAACAAGAGACTGTAACAAAAGATAAACCAGAAGAAGATAATAATGAGGTTGAAGTAACTATCAAAGAGGACAAAGCAACTAAAAAGAAAACTGTTGCAAAAGATAAGCCTGATATAGAGAATGATGAAGTTGAAGTTATTAAGGAAGAGGGCAATACAATTATAGTAAAAGCTAAAAAAGGTTTGAGTATAGGACAGTTTGAATTATTATCACAAATGCTTAAATCAGAAAATAAAAAGACGGAATATGAAATTGTATTGATGCCATATTCCGTAGATACAGTTGACATTAAATAGAGAAGGTTGATTCCTTCTCTCTTTTAGAATGGAGTGATAACCTTGATAGTTTCCCTTGAAGAGGTAAAACAACACCTTAGGATAGAAACAGATGAAGATGATATCAGTATACAAACAATGATTCATGCAGCAGAAAGTTTTATTAGATCATCTACAGATTCAGTTATTGATGATAAGGATAACCGGGCTAAAATGATATGCCTGTTTTTAATAGCTGACATGTATGAGAATAGAGGACTTGCCAGTGAAAAAGGAAACAGTGGCATAAGAGAAATTGCAAAGATGATGTTACTGCAGTTGTAAAGTGAGGGATGATTTATGGACCCAGGAGAATTAAGAGATAGAATACCTTTTCTTAAGAAGAAAGACAGTGATGCATTAGATTTTACAGATGATGGATATAAGCAATATAAGACTATATGGGCTAAGGTTAAATATATGAGTACAAAAGAGACATTTAAGTCTGATGCCAGTAATGTACTTAATGTAGTCAATCTCATAATTAGAGCAAGAAATGACATAACCAATGATATGAGATTCTTACTTGATGGAATGCAATATGAGATAAAAGGTATACGTCCATTCGATAAAAGAAAAATGTATCTTATAGTAACAGGGGAGTTGAATAAGAATGAGCGACCAAGTTAATATTTCTTTCAACTTTGATAACCTTATTAAAGAATTTGAAAACATGGGTAAGGATATAGAAAAGATTGAAAGAAGGACCACTCTTAAAGCAGGTAAAGTTGTTGCAGATAAGTTACAAGATAATGCTGTAAGGTCTGATGTTGAAAAAGAGGATTATATCCATATGAAAGACAATGTGAAGATATCTTCTCTTAAAAAAGATGATGAACTTAATAAAACCAGAAGTATTCATTTTGGAAAGCTTCAATACAAAGCAAAATGGCGAGAGTATGGAACTAGTTTGCAGGACCCTGACTTCTTGCTAAGTAGAACAGTTAAAGAGACAGAAGATGAAGTAAAACAAATAACAGATAATGATATCAAGAAGGCTTTAGGAATGTAGGTGATAATTTGGAAGATATACGAGACATACTAAAAAATGCATTGAATGATATAGCCAAGACTCAGTGGATGATTCGCCCCAGCAGTTTTCCTTCAATATCATTCAGGATAATCAGTGAAAAAGGTTCTGTTTTTACTACCAGTGGAGAAGAAACAGAATTTTTTATTCAAGTGGATATATGGACCAAGAAGTATATAGATCATGTAAATATATCAAAACTAGTTAAACAAAAACTGATGTTCCTAGACTTCAGCAGACCTTCTGAGACAGAGGACTTTGAAAATGATACAAAGATATTTCATAGGATACAAAGATATTATTATCTAAAAAATAATGAAAGTGAGGTCATGACATGAAAAAACATGCAATACAAGATGTAAAAAACATCTATTATGCACTAGTGACAGCAGATGATAATGGTACTATTACATATGCTGTACCAAAACTTTTATATGAAAGTGAACAGATAGATATTAGTGTTAATACCAGCACCATTAAAAAATACACAACTGGAGGTACTGACGTAATCAATGATTTTGAAGGTGGACAGATTGTAATAAAAACATATGGTATGGATAATGTCACAGTGGCAGAAGTAGAAGGACATGAAATAGATAGTAATGGTGTAGTTATTGAAAAGAGTGATGATGATCCGCCATATGTTGCTATCGGTTTTGAAGCCATCAAAAGAAATGGAGAAAGTAGATTCGTATGGTTGTTATACTGCAAGAAAAAACATGATAACGAAGAATATACAAAGAAAGCAGAAAAAACAGATCCAAAAAGTTCTACTCTTACATTTGAGGTAACAGAAAGAGCAGATAAACAATGGAAAAACGTAATTGATAGTGATGATACCAATGCACCAGATGATCTAAGGACTAAATGGTTTGAAAAAGTATATGATGGTACAGCTTGGGCTTAGTATAACTAAGTCCTTTCTTTTACCTTGAAAGGAGTAAGGTTTTTGAAAAAGATAAATGTCAGACCTATAGAAACTCTAGGTCTAGAATTTGAAGATGGAACAATAAAAGAATGTAAATTCAGTGCATACGCAATGATGATTCTTGATGAAGAATATGAGGGTTTCAGTAAAGTATTTGATGATGCAGAGAACAAACCTTTCTTGAGTGGAGCGAAATTATTATATGCAGGTATGAAAGCATGTGGGAATGATGTAACATTTGAAGATGCAAAAAATGTAGTATGCAATATGACAGTGGAAAGTATAATAGATTTATTTTACTTTGCAGCAAGTACTATTGAAATCAAAGATGAAAAAAAGTTGAAAGTCCCACAAGATCACAAAACAAAGAAAAAGACCAAGACCACGAACAAAAAGAAGAATTAGAACTTGATTGGGATTATCTGTATTATATGTACACTGTTAAGCTTAATAAAAGTGATGAAGAATTCTGGAACAGCTATTTATGCAAGATATTTTCATTAATAGATATTTTTACAGAAGAAAAACAACACGAAAAAGATATTGCAGAGGGTAGAAATAATATTCAAGGCAGTATAGAAGACATATTATAAGGGGGTGAACTATGAATAAAGAGTTCCAAACCATAATTAAAGTTGGAATGAATAGTACAGAATTCAATAAAAACAGTGCAGAGGTATCAAGGAGAATAAAACTCTTGGATACCTCTTTTCGTGAAGCATCAGCCAGAGCCAAGGCATTTGGTGAAACAACAGATACCCTGAAACAGAAATATACTGCCCTTACAGAAAAAATTAATATACAGACATTACGAGTTAAAAACTTGAAAGACCAGTATGAAAAAAGTAAAAAGGAAACTGGTGAAAACAGCAAAGCCACTAGTGTATTAGCAATTAAATACAATAATGCTATAACCAGCCTCAGAAAAATGGAAGGGCAGTTAGAGAAAACAAACAAGGACATAAAAGCACAATCCAAAGCATTTACAGAAGCACAGAAAAAGTTGAAGGAATATGGGGAACGTGCTAAGAAAGTAGGACAGCAAGCTAAAGAAGTATCTAATGGAATGCTTAAGGTTGGGACTGCTGTTACAGCTATAGGAGTAGCAATAACTAAGTTTGGAGTAGACTTTGATACTTCCATGAGAAAAGTCAAGACCATAGCAGATGAAGCACAAGTGAGTAATGAAAAACTTAGTAAAAGTGTCTTGGAGTTAAGTAAAAAATATGGTGAATCCAGTACTGGAATAGCAGAAGCATTATATCAAACGTTAAGTGCAGGAGTTAAAACAAGTGAATCCATAACATTCCTAGATGATGCAATAAAAAATAGCATAGGTGGTTTTACAGATGCTACAACCAGTGTCAATACATTAACTAACATACTTAATGCTTATGGATTAGAGACAAAAAGAGCTATGGAAATATCGGATAAACTTCTTGTATTACAGAAACTAGGTAAAACAACCATAGGAGAATTTGGAGATACTATCGGTAGGGTTGCACCTTTGGCAGCACAAGCAAATGTAAGTATAGATGAATTATTATCCTCTATAACTGCATTGACAAAAGGCTCAATTAAAGACAAAGAAGCTATTACTGCAATGAAAGCCATCATAGCAAGTATAATAAAACCTACAGAAGAAGCAAGTGAAGAAGCTGAAAAATTAGGGTTGAATTTTAGTGCTACAGGACTAAAAGCAAAAGGATTCTCTAAATTCCTGGATTTGGTTATGAAAAGTACAGGTGGTAATACAGAAAGCTTGACTAAGCTGTTTGGTTCTGTAGAAGCCTTGAATGCTGTAATGTTATTAACTAGTTCTAAAGGTAATAAAGATTTTAAGGAAGCTTTAGATGCCATGGCTAATTCAGTAGGTACTACAGATGAAGCAGTACAAGATATGGATGGTACTGGTAAAACTTTAGCTAGGACCATAGAATCTGTAAAAACAAGTGCTATTAAAGCATTCCAAGCATTAGAGCCAGCAATACAAGGTGTATTAGGATTTATTAAACTTGTATTTGGTAGTTTAGGGAATCTAAATCCTAAAGTATTACAGACTATTGCTATTTTCGGTGCACTTGTCTTTACATTAGGTATATTCGTGAAGATAGGTTCTTCCATAGCAACAATAAGTGGTGCTATATCTGCTGGTCTAGCAGCTGTTGGTGTTGCCAGTGGAGGAGCAAGTGTTGGCATGGGAGCTTTAGGTGCAGTTTCAGCTGCAAGTGTCAGCCCTATTCTTTTAGTAGTAGGAGCATTAGCAGCATTGGCGGTAGTACTTGCTGTAATAATAGGAAGAAGTGGAGAGGTTACTGATAGCATAAATTCTATTGGTAATATGAAAATGCCACAAATAGAAGTACCTAAGGTAGAAACACCAAAAATAAAATATAATACTATCAGGGTTGATGGAATAAACGGTTACGATACAGGAACAAATCGTTTATCAAGAGATCAGCTAATTTATGCACATAAAGACAAAGCTATTGTTCCAGCAAAAGACAATCCTTTCAATCCTGATGCAACAACCAATGGTTTAGGTGGAGGGGATATAGTCAATATCTACATAGATGCTAAAACAACAAAAGAATATAACGATTTAGTAGACATGGCTAAAAACTTAAAACGTAGGAGAAGGGTGGGATTAGCTTAATGGCTCAACATACAGTTACTTTGCCAATAATAAAAAATGGATATGTTTCAGAAGTTTACCCTTATCAGCATTATAATGTAAATGATTATTTACTAAGTGGCTTGACTTTTACGGATTCACCATATGTTTATAGAACTTATCGAATCGTACTAGGTTTTGATAAAGTATTATTTCCAGTTAGAAAAAAGATTGTAGATTCTGTTTTACATTATTATTTGGTGGATGCAGTTACTACGTACCAGCCATTCGACAATATTGAAATAGCATGGAGTCTAGCCAACGAATGGAATGAAAGCACAGTAACTTATAATAATTGCCCTATACTATCAGAAACTTCCAATAAAAGAACAAGAAATAATATAACCAGTGGTTGGAGACAATTCCATTTTTCTAATACAAATTATATTAATGGCATTGCTTTTGAAGTTGGAAAGCCTTTCCAGGACACAGAACACAGAGTATATTCTCGTACTAGTTCTTATGCGCCTTATATAGTAGTTACCTATGAAGATGTGCCACCAGATTCACCAACATTAATAAAACCTATTGGAAATTATGTAAATAATTTTTCAGCAATCCGTTTTGAATGGAGTTATAACTCTTCTGTAGGAGGTATTCAAAAGAAGTTTGATTTGCAATGGTCCAATAATAATGGTAGCAGTTGGAATACAGTTACACAAACAACAGCAAATAATTATTATGATATGCCAGCTAATACATTACCAACTGGTAATATAATGTGGAGAGTTAGAACGTACAATGAGTATAACGAGGTTGGGGCTTATTCAGAAAACAAGATCTTTTATAGTGTAGGAGCACCAGAAACACCATTTATAACAACTGTAGAAAACAATTGCAGACCTATAATTCAATGGGGAAGTTTTAATCAACAATTATATCAGGTACAAATAAAAAAAGTTGATAAAATAATTTATGACAGTAACAATATTGCAAGTGTTGTAGATAAACAATATAAAATACCTATATTCTTAGATGATGGGGATTATATTGCAAGAATACGAATCAAGAATGAATATGATTTTTACAGCCAATGGGGTGAAAAGAGTTTTACAATATCCACAACAAAACCATCAAAACCCGATATCTCATTAACAAACAATAATAAAGGTATATCTATCATAAGTAATATTACAGATACAGAAGCTAAATATATAGTCTATAGAAAAGCCTATAATGAATCTGATTATATTTCTGTAGGATACATAGAAAACAATAAATATGATGACTTTAAAACTAAAAGTAATGAGTTGTATTCTTATTTTATTAGGTTATATAGGGGAAATTCCTATAACGATAGTGAAGTAAAGACAATGAAATTCTTGATAAAAAATCATGATTTCTATGATGTTATCAATAATGAATCAGTCACTTTTAAATACCAATTATCTCCAGAAGGAAAGCCGACTTATTATAAAAATAACTATAGCATTAATTACTATAATGGAAGAACCTATCCTGTATTTAATTATAGTCCACATAAAAGTCTGAATTATTCTTTTGAATTTTTTGCAGAAAAATATAATGATGTTGAAAGGTTAATAACCATTCATAACAATAAAAATATTGTGCTATATAGGAATGACTATATAAAGGATTATGGATACATAACAGATCTTACTACAATAAAAAATAGAAATGGTTTTATAGTCAAATTTAATTTGAATAAAGCAGAATACAACGAAGAATTGGAGGTCTAAAGTTTGTTAACACTAGCTAAGAGTGGATACACAGAACAAGAAGTTATAAAAGCTTTACACTCCAGTAGAGAAATAAAGTTTAAGTATAATTTATTGAATAAGGATGAAGTTAAAATAGGAGAATTGACTACATTAGATAATGGAAATATCATATATGTAGATAGTTTGGCAGAAATAAAAAGAACCGCTAGTTTTGTTTTCAAAGAAAATGAAACGAAGGATATTGATTTTCTGAACGATAGGATTCAACCTATGTTTTGCCTGAAAATGCCTAATGATTATATAGAATGGTCATTAGGTATTTTCTTGCTAAATTCTCCAACTAGAGAAGAAAACTATAACGATATATTACGAAAAGTTACAGCATATGATTCAAATTTGATTTTGAAAGAAGATAAGTTTGATAATAGATACAGAATAGCAGCTAATACAAATTATATTAATGCTATAAATAATATTATCAATGGTGCTGGAATAAGAAAAATCAATATCGTGGATAATGGGTATACATTAAATAAAGACAAGGAATTTGAAATAGGTACAAATAAATTAGAAGCGATTAATGCTTTATTGAAAGAGATGAATTATACAACATTATGTGTGGATAAAAACGGTTACTTCATATCAAAGCCTTATGTATTACCTACTTATTTAAATGCTGAATACAGTTACAAAAATGATGACATGAGTATAATCTATAATGGTGCAATAGATGAACTAGACTTATTCAATGTACCTAATAAATGGGTGGTGACTGCAAGTAACCCAGAAGAAATACCTTTGACAAGTATATATGTCAATAATTTACCAAGTTCTAAAACTAGTATTTATAGTAGAGGGCGAACGATTACTAAAGTAAAACAAATAGACAGTATTTTAAATCAGCAAAAGTTAAATGAATATACTAAAAAACTAGCAATAGAAGATAGCCAGGTTTATGGAAGAATCATTTTTGATACGGCATTAATGCCCCATCATAGTTATAACAACATTCTATTCATAGATCATTCCGATTTTGGTATATCTACTAAATATGAAGAAACTAGTTGGAGAATGGACTTAAGTTTAAAAGGAAGAATGAATCATGAGTGTAGAAGGGTGGTTTTAGTATGAGTGATATTCCAACAGCCAGTGAAGTCATAGAAAATACAAAGCAAGAGGAAATACAGAAGCCTTTTAAACTAGGTATTGTAAAAGGTTTATTTGAAAATAAGACAGCCAAAATACAATTTGATGGTGAAGAGAATGCAAGTGAAAAACAATACTCTTATTTAGCTGATTATAAACCAGCTGTAAATGATAGAGTATTGTTGGCTAGGGTTGCAGATACTTATATAGTAATTAATAAAATCAATTATAAAGTAGAGCCACCCGAACCACCAAAACCAACAAATACTTTTTCACAACTATATGTAAATGGTACTGCACAGATACGAACACTAGATGTTAACGGTAATGCTGAGCTACAAGGGGCAAAGTTTACTGGTGGTGTTGACTTTCACAGTGGAGTTGAATTTCATAGTAGTACAGTTTGTAAAAGTAGTTTTAGGACAGATGGCAGTCTAGGATTTTTTAACAGAACACCAACATACAAACGTTCAGTTAGAAGTCTATATAGTTCTGATAACAGCAGCCTAAAAAATAAAATCAATGAAATGATAACCGTATTGAATCAATATGGGTTATTTTAATAGGGGGGGATAATTTGAAACAAGAATACAGTATAAAAGTAGGTACACAAAAGAGATTACATTACATAGAAAACATTAATTTTGTTACATTGGATACTAACATGATCAACATCAAACTATACGATGAAGAAGATAACATCATTGATCTAACGGATAGTAATGTGAAAATAAACTATGAAGATGAACAAGGTAAAAAATATTATCAGGATGAAGATTCAGGATGCATTATTGAAGATGCTGTGAATGGATTGATACAAGTAACTATTGATAATGGGATATTCTCAAACCAAGGGAAAATAAAAGCTGAAATAGTAATCAAAACTGATAAAGATAGAATAACAACTAATCAATTTACATTTAACTCTAGAATACCAATAGACATAGATGGAGAAGCAGTAAAACCACAAGAGATTATACTATGGACAGAAAAAATAGAAGAGATTGAAGAGAACATCAAAGGAATAAAATCAAAGACCGACAAAATAAAGATTAAAAGTAGCAATAACTATTTCATAGGTAATGTTGCTGGCGAATTCGCTACTGGTGGAATGAACAATATAGGTATTGGATTTCAATCTTTTGCTTTCAATGAAAGAGGTAGTAATAATACAGCAATGGGAAGTGACTCACTATCAGCTAATAGAACAGGAGCTAATAATATAGCAGTGGGTTATGGTTCTCTCAGAGGTAATATTAGAGGTAATGATAATATCGGATTAGGTTTTCAAGTGTTAAGTAAAAATACTTTAGGTTTTAGTAATATAGGTATTGGCTATAAAAGTTTATGGAGTAACACTACTGGTCAAGATAATATATCAATAGGTGCAAGTGCCTTAAAGTATAATACTACAGGCAGTAATAATATAGGGATAGGAAGAGACAGTCTAAATTGTGTAGAAGAAACCAGTAGAAATATAGGGATAGGAAAAGAAAGTTTAGGTAGCTGCTATGATGGCAGAGATAATATAGGAATAGGCTATCAGTGTTTATATTATATTGAAGATGGCAGTGATAATATAGCATTAGGTGACTATTCCTCTTTGTATACAATAGAAGGTAATGATGTTATAAGTTACAACAATTCCATTGCAATAGGAACAAAAACATATTTAAGCAGCTCTGATCAAGTACGATTAGGGAATACAAATAATACTGTATATACATATGGAAGTGTTCATAACAGAGCAGATGAAAGGGATATAGCTGATCTAGAAGATACTAAATTAGGATTGGATTTCATACTGGGATTGAAACCAAGACAATTTAAGTTTAATTACAGAGAAGATTATATCCAACTAGCTGAAAATGGTCATATTACTAAATTACAGAAAGATGGTTCTAAGAAAAGGAATAGGATACATCAAGGTTTCAGTGGACAAGAGATAAAACAATTATTGGAAGATAAAAAAATTGATTTTGGTGGATATCAAGATCATAGCATCAATGGTGGAGAGGATGTATTAACCGTAGGATATGCAGAATTTATAGCACCTTTAGTTAAAGCAGTACAAGAGCAGCAATGGATAATTGATGGTTTATTTCATAAGATAGAAGCAATAGAAAACAAACTAATATAGAAGGTGTAAAAAATGAGTGATATAGTAACACAAAAAGAATTTTATGAAGCAATACAGAAAGTTACAAAAGAGACTAACGATCTAACAATAGCAATGACAGAAACTAAGACACTCATAAGAGACTACAACGGGTTAAGGCAGACTATAAATGATGTAGATGATAGAGTACAAAAGCTAGAAAATGACAAAGACAATAAAAAGAATTATAGAGAGTACATAGCATGGCTAGTGGCGTTAGTTAATACGTTACTAGCTATTGTTATGTCAATAAAATGATAATAAAACATAAAAAGAAATGGAGAGATAAATATGAGTATAGCAGTAGTAGGAAGTAAATTTAAAATTGAAGCACCAAATAATAACAAACCAGAATACATAATAATTCACCATGCACTGGCAAAACATTGCACTATAGATGATATTCAAAGATGGCATTTGGATTTAGGGTGGTCTGGGATAGGTTATCACTACTTTATTAGTAAAGATGGCTATATATTTGAAGGAAGAAAGGAAGAGCAAAGAGGAGGACATTGTAAACAGGGAGACATGAATAGTAGATCTATAGGTATATGTTTAGAGGGTTGTTACGAAGATTATAAGAAGCAAACGGATAAAGATGTACCAGCAAAGCAAATAAAGGCATTATTTAATCTTACAAAGCACTTACAAAGAAAGTATAATATTCCAGTAAGTAATGTAAAAAGACATCATGATTTTGCACCTTATAAATTGTGTCCAGGTAATTACTTCCCTTGGGAAGAATTTGTAGAAACACTTAAAGGAGAAAATATTTTGCCAGATATATATAAACATTGGGCTAAAAATAATATTTATAAAGTAGTAGCAGCTGGAATAATGGAAGGTTTTCCAGATGGAGAATTTAAACCTAACTTAACAGTTACTAGAGCAGAATTAGCAACAGTAGTAGCCAACTTGTTAGACATATTGTAAGATTAAAGCTTGTTTAATTAATATTGTTAAGATAAGTGAGAAGCAAGAAATATAAAGGTGAAAGACAAAAAGATTGGAGAGATGTAACATGGACTGGACAGCAATATTAAGCTTCATACAACCAAAATTATTTATTTTAATTATATTTTTATACTGCTTAGGGTTATTTTTAAAAAAGATACCCATATTTAAAGCTGAATGGCTTATACCTATTATCTTATTAGGTGTAAGCTTATTTATTACCGTCATTTACCTGGGTATTGTAATAGAGGGTAAGTTTACTGCAGTAGTAATTGTAACTGCGATTATACAATCGGTTATCATAGCAGCAATAGCGGTATTTGGTAATGAGATAATTAAACAATTAACCAAGAAAAGAAAATTAGATAAATAATATTTAAGCCTACTTCATTAGGTTCTTTTTAACTAAAATTATACTAAAAATTGACTAGAGGAGTATTAATAATGAGGTCATTCAGAAAGACATTGCAGAGACAGAGATATAAAAATTTACATAATAAATAAAAAGAATTATAAATAAGTAATAATTGATATTAAAACCTACATCATTCATGGGTGTAGGTCTTTTTTTATTGCATTAAAATAAAGTTTTTGATATTATTATTATAATTTAAGATTATGGATTAATTAATGCTATAAAGGAGGTAATTATGAATTTTTTAACTAACTTTTTAAAGGATAATTATGAATGGTTATTTTCTGGTGTTTTATCAGGATTAATATTCTTCTTACTTGGAAATAAAAAGGGGTATGATAGAGCTATAAAACAAAACCAAAAAATAGGGAATAATAGTAAAGGAATTCAAGTAGGTGGTAATATTACAAAATAAGGAGTATAGCAAATGAACAAAAAGCAAAACCAAAAAGTAGGGGATAATTCGACTGCGATACAAGTTAATGGTGATTTGGTTTTACCAAATAACATTGAGGTTCATCTGGAAAAGAAAGAAATTTGTGATTTTGTATTTACCAATACAAATGATATAATACCAACAAATTATTTTATGGGTAGACAAGATGAGGTAAAAAAGCTAGAAAATATGGTTAGAAATAATGAAAGATGTATCAATGTGAGTGGTATGGGAGGTATAGGGAAGACTCATATCTGTAGGTATTTATTTAATAGGTATATAAATCAAAACAAGGGTAATAAAGAAAACTTAGTTGATTGTGTAGGCTATTTAAGGTATAAAAATTCTATGGATGAGACACTTGTAGAAGGATTGAAATTTGAGAGGACTTTCTATGACGTAAAACAAGATACAAGCAGAGCATGGGAAAAAATAAAGAATATTTCTAATAATAAAAAAATGGTATTGTTTATTGATAATGTAAATAAAACGTTTGATGAAGATGAAAGCCTTAGACAATTATATAATTTAACAGGATCTATAATTATAACTTCAAGATATAAAGAACTTGAAAATTTTATAGATATTGAAATTGATAGACTAGATTTAGATTTATGTAGGGAGTTGTTTACAAGTATTTATAAAAGCTATATTGACGACAGTGATAGTTTGATTTATATCTTAGAAGAGTTAGTAAGTAGACACACTAAAACTGTAGAACTGATAGCCATGATTGCAAAAGATAGAGATTTAAGTATATGTGAACTTAAAAATCTTTTATTAGATAAGAAATTTAATATTTCTTATCTAAAGGGTAGTGAGAAAATAACCATATATGCTGAATATGAAAAGTTATTTAGTCTATCTAAATTAAATCCAAATACAGAAATTAATGTACTAGAAGGATTTGCTATATTTCCTTATGAATTTATGGATATTCAGGAATGTAATAATTGGTTCAATAAGGATGCAAACATATCTGATGAGGTATTAATATTTAATAGATTATATAAAAAAGGATGGTTGGAAAAACATAATAGAAAATACGCAATGCATCCATTAATTTCAGAAATGTTAAGAAATAGAAGAGTGATGACTAAAAATCATAAGCACTTGATTAAAAGATGTAAAGAGTATATTATAGTTAACCAAAATGATAATGATAAAAATTATAATCCATCTATACAAAGAAGCATGAAATATTTACATACTGTAGAAATAATAGCCCAAAATATTAAAGGATATGATAAGGATGTTGAATGTAGCCATTTATTTAATGAAATTGGAGTAGCGTATGGATATAGTGGTGAATATAAAAAAGCTTTAAATTGGTACCAAAAAGCATTGGACATTTATAAAAAAGTATTGGGGGTAGAGCACCCATCAACAGTAACCATGTATAATAACATAGGATTAACATATTCAAAAAATGGAGAAAATGGAAAAGCGCTAGAGTGGTACAAAAAGTGCTTGGCTATACATGAAAACATATTAGATAATGATTCAACGGTAATAATGTATAATAACATAACATTAGTATATTTGAACAAAGGGGAGTATAAAAAAGCTCTAGAATGGAGCAAAAAAGCTCTAGATATTTGTGAAAAGGGAGGGGGTAAAGAAAACGGATCAACAGCAATAACTTATAATAATTTAGCAGCAGTATATCTAGGAAAAGGTAAATATAATAAAGCGTTAGAGTGGTTTCAAAAAGCTTTGAAGATTAGTGAAAACGTTCTAGGGAAGGACCACCCACAAACAGCGGTGTCGTATAACAACATAGCTAGGATATATGAAGAAATAGGAGAATTTAAAACAGCGCTAGAGTGGTACCAAAAGGCTTTACATATCCGTGAACAGGTCTTAGGTAAAGAGCACCTAGAAACAGGAATGACGTATAATGATATGGCAGGATTATATGTAGTAAAAGGTGAATTTAATAAAGCGTTTGAATTGTACCAGAAAGCTTTGGCTATAAATGAACAGGTGTTGGGGAAAGAGCACCCTTCAACAGCAAGTACATATAACAATATAGCACTAATATATTATTATGAAGGTAAATATGAAAAATCGCTAAAGTGGTATAAAAAGGCTTTGAATATAAGTGAAAAGGTACTGGGGATAGAACACCCAGAAACAGCAATTATATATGACAACATAGCTGGAGTATACAGCGAAAAAGGACAATATGAAAAAGCACTAGAATGGTGCGAAAAGGCTTTGAATATAAGTGAAAAGGTGCTAGGAAAAGAGCACTTAGAAACAGCAACGATATATAAGAACATAGGATTAATATATTTTGCAAAGAGAAAGTATAAAATAGCACTACAGTGGTATCATAAGAATTTGGAAATTATTAGGAAATTATTTGGTAAAGAGCACATATTAATTGCTGAGATATATAACAACATAGCATTAGTATTCTTGAAGCAAGGCGAATATAATAAATCACTAGAGTATTACAAATTAGCATTTTTTATAATAAATAATAATTATGGCACGAATCATACAGCCACAAAAATAGTGATTGATGATATGAAAAAAGTATATTTATTGTCTGGAAGAAATTCTAGTGATTTTAAAGATTGGTTAAATAGAGAAGTTTAATTCTCAAAACTTCATTATCAAATAAAATTGGATTTTAATTTTGAAATTGTACATGATGCTATTAAAGAAGGACATTAGTTAATTAAAGTTTGTTTGTATCGGTAGATAATAATTTTTTTAGTTTATACTATACTAAAGAAGTTTTAGGACAGATACAAACCTACCTTCTTGGATTTTTAAAACACTAAATAAATAAATGTGTTTAAATTGATAAAAATATTTTGATTTACTATATGTAGTATAGAAGACTGTTATCTACTATTGTTGACAACTATATATAGTCTTTAACCTAGAGTAATATTCAATACATAGTAGCTAGTGATATTGACTTAGGATGAATTTTGGTTTAAACTAAACTAAAACTTTTAATTTTATTTAGAATAAAGTTATGTAATTATTGGGGGATTGAATAATGAGTAAAGTACGTGTTGAGTTTAGAGTACCAGATTCTTTAAAAAACCCAACTAAGGCAGATGCTTTTAGATTAGGATTTAATGAAAACAATTTATTGCTTGATTTTGGAACGCAAGAAGAAGGGGATAATGAAGAAGATATTTATGTATCCATTCATAATCGACTTTCATTACCGATTAAATCTGTTAAAGATATTATTGGAATGCTAATTGATTTATGTCAAACTTATAAAGAAGAATATAATATTGATTTAAAAGTATTTGATGACTCTAATTTAGAATAATATGGTTGAGGTGAGAATAATGGAAGCATATAATGTTAATAACTATAATAATATAGTTTATATAGAACCACGACCATTAAACAATATAAGAAATACACAGAAGTATATAAATAATATTAATATAGACAGATATAGTAGAAAAGATTTGCATAATTTATCAACACAAATAGTAAAAAACATTATTAAATGTTATACTAGAAATGGTAATTATTTAGAATATGTTACTAATGGTATTGCTAAATGGACAAACGAGGTTCTAAATAACAAAAAAGGGTGTATTACCATGTTAGAGTGTTGGCAGCAAGAATTAACTACCAAATTAAACAATATTGATGAGATAAATAGAACTATTGTATTCAAAAAATATGATGAATACTATATTTATGCTGTAGGAAGTGCTGTAGATGGGGAGTTAATGAGAAAGTGTAATAATATATACTTTGATACATTAGATGAATTTAGCGTAGTTAATATTGTTGAATTTCTTGCAATTAGTGAGAATGAAGTATCAAATTTTGATATTCCTACCGATGCAGTAGTATTGTCTAAGGGGGATTTATAGTGCCAACCGCTGATGAACATATAAAAAAATATGAAAAAAACAAAGAATTACTGAATAAAGAAGTATTTGATATCCATAATACTGGGTACAAAGAATGGGTTGTAACAATTGCATTTTATTCTGCACTACACTTAGTAGAATATAAGTTTTACAAAGACTCAAAGTTACATACTGGAAATCATAAGGCAAGACTTACTAATGTTAGAATTAATAAAGCTTATAGAGATATAAGATCAGATTATAAATATTTATATGATCAAAGTATTAAAGCAAGATATACAGCTGATATAATTAATAAAGATGATACAAAAGAAGCAATTAAGTCATTACATCGTATAGAAAGTAAAATAATTTCTTAATTAATTAAGACAGAATGTAAAAGCCTACAAAAGTAGGCTTTTAATAACTATGGATTTGTTTTAGGTGATTTATTTAATCAAAATAAGGATTATTGGTCTATTTCAATTGCTAGAATTAGTACGATTACAAGAGCTGAATTTTTAAATGAGTTATCATTGATTGCTAACTTTATATTTAAAAACACATATGTTTTTCCAGTAATTGAAAGATGTGGTTTTAAGCCTATATTATTTGAAGATATTATTTATTGTCTTATAATGATTGTGAGTATATAAGAGAGATATATAAATAGTGTAATATAGAAAAAGTTAAAAGACCTCATAATTTGCATACTAAGTATAAAGATAAAGAGCAGATTATAAAGAATTAATAAATAACAAATTAATCTATACCTATTTAACTTGGTGTAGGTTTTTTTATTGCATAAAAACAGATAGTTTGATATTATAATATAAGATATTTTTATGAATTTTAATATATATATTGTATTTAGTATTTAAAAAAATAAAAGTTGATAAAAATTTAGAGTGCAGTGAGAGAATAACACCTGAAATGGTTAATGACGTAGAGTTTTTATCAATTTTGCTACGACGCTTGAAGAATAAAACAGTTAGTCCAAAAAAGAAAATAATAAGTAATTTCTAAGAGTCTTATACTTTAAAAAAAGAGTATATAGACTCTTTTTTTGTTGAATAAACATCAATATTCTGATATTATAAAAGTATATTAGTATAATGTAAGTGATACAATTAATCATAGGTACAAATATTGTTTAAGAAGAGAATTAGATTAAACAGATATTAAGTCGTTTATTGATGCTTTTGATTTTAGCTTAAAAGATACCAACGGATACAAAATGATGAATATTAAGATATGAATATGAATTTTTACTTGAAGATTATGATAACATTACCTAAATATATAATTCAATCAGTAAAATAACATTATGTATATGTAATATACTAAAAAATATATTTAAAGAAAGCTTAAGGTGATATGATATGAGAGAAAAAACACCATCAGAAATTATACAGTCTATATTTATACAGTATAAAAAGGAATTGATATTTGAAGTACAAAAAGCTGAAACTTTATTGAATATGAAAAGAGTTTCAGATAGTGGAAAAACTTTAGAAATAGCATTAAAAACTTTGTTAACAAGATTATTGCCAGATTATGTTGGAATTACCAGAGGTATAATTTTTGATAGTGATTGCAATACACACTCAAATGAAATTGATTTAATATTATATGATAAACGATACTTCTCAGGATTTGTAGTTGATGATTGGGGAAAAGAGAATCTGTCATATATATCAATTGATACAGTTTTAGGGATTTTATCTGTAAAAAAGACATTAGATTTATATGCTTTAAAAGATGCAATAAAAAATATTTCAAGCGTATATAAATTATCAAAAAAAAGTGTTGAAAATCAATTCCATTATGATTTAAACTTTGGAGATTCAATATTATATAAAGAAGGATCTGAACTAAATAAAATATTTTCATGTATTATAGCGTTTAAAAATGATCTCTTCTATAAAAAGCAAAAAGACAAAGAGATAATTAAAACTGATATTGGAAAACAAAAATACAAAAAGATACTTAGAACTGATACTGAAATACAAAAATATTTTGATGAAAAATCATCAGAAACTTGGTTTGATGGAATGAATACTGATATTATTTATACATTAGATGGTACTATATTTTTTCCAATGATATTAGATGAGGGACAAAATAAATGGATCAAATCTTTTAAAATAGATAAATTAGGAGATAAAAAGAATTCGTTAAACCCATATATAGAAAACGATAAAATAAATGTCGATACTCGATTAATCTTAGGTTATACATATGATTTTGATAAACCTGAAATATCGTTAGGACAATTTATAGCTTATCTACAATATTATTGTGGACAGTTAGTAAAATCAAGTCCTGATATTTCAAAAATTTTTAAAAACTATTTAAATAGATCAATTGGGACTATGGTAACCAAAAGAAGGATGTAATTAATATTAGCTAAGCAATAATTGGCTGACATTATTATTCGGAGTTGGAAAGTAAGCCAATACCAACAGGAAGTATGACTCTGAGTTTCAGTGGTAATCACGTAAATAAAAAACGATAATAAAACAAAAATAAGTAATCTTTTTACGATATTGAATAAAAATATAATTATAAATGCAATGGAGGTAACTAATATGAGCAAGATAGCAATTGAACATCCTAAAGTATTTATCTCTTATGCTTGGGGTTCAGAGGAATATCAAGCTAAAGTTTTATCATTAGCTACAGATTTAGTAAATGATGGAATTGATGTGCAATTTGATAAATGGTCATTAAAAGAGGGAAATGATACATATGCTTTTATGGAAAGGTGTGTTGCGGATACAAGTATTACTAATGTCTTAATTCTTCTGGATGAACAATATTCAATAAAAGCAAACTTACGGAGTGGGGGAGTAGGAACAGAAACACAAATTATTTCTGCTGAAATTTACAATAAAACTAAACAAGAAAAATTTATACCGATTATATTTGAACGTGGACAGAATGATGAGGTATATAAGCCTGTTTATCTTAATGGATTACTTCATTTTGATCTATCAATCAGTGAGCGATATGATGATGAATATCAAAGGTTGGTAAAGCGATTATATGGCATAGAAATTTATCAGAAGCCTGAATTGGGTAAAAAACCGTTATGGCTAGAATCAAAATCTACAGTAAGCACAAAAAAAAGAAGCGCTTACAGTGTGTTAAAAACCAACCTGCCTGAAAAAGCTAGAATTGAACAATTTATTTCATTTCTTACCCAGATAAAAGATAAGATAATTGATTATATGAGTGATAAAGACTTGAAAAGCTTATCTATGGAGGAATATATTTCAACATATGCAGGTACCAGACCAATACGGGATGAGTTCCTGCAGTTGATAAATTATGTTTCATTTGTTAAGGATGGTGAACAGTATATATCTAATATGTTAGAAAATACTCTGAATAATATAAAGATAGAGGATGGGTTATTAAAGGAAATTAAGTTGACACTAATACATGAATTATTTATTTATGTGATTGCTATTTTCTATAAGCATCAAAACTACGAAGGGTTGGCTTATATTTTTGGAAAGACATACTTTGCTAATGATTACTCTGGTAATGCCGGAAATTTTAACATTTTCTATTCTATCAACGAAAAATTGGATAATGCAGTAAGTAAGCGTGATGATAAAAAATATTATTCTGGAACGGCACAATTTTGGGTTGAAAACATTGCCACAGAAATTTGTTCTAAAGATGAATTTGTTTTTGCAGATTTATTATGTTATAATTATGCTGTTTTTGGGAAAGAATATAAGGACTATGGGTTTTGGTTTCCAATAACCTATCCTTATTGTGGGTATGATAAATCTATGATACGAACATTTGCGATTAGATTAAAATCGTTGGAGCATTTATCAAAGCTTTCGCAAATTTTTGGTTATAATGAAATAAGATCATTAACAACAAGAATCTCAGAGATAGAAGAAAGAATCAAGACAGGAGTATCAGAAAGATATAGATATAACACAGCTTTTGATAGTGCCCCTATGATTTGTGATTACATAAAATCAGTAGACTTAGGGACTTTAAAATAATTGTTACAGGATATTTTTTGATACAACATTATTATTTATAAGCTATTATTAAACTTTGATAAAGTAGAATATAGGGCTATTATTTTTAATACAAATAAAAGCACTGATTAAGTACATAGGAGCCTTAACAGGCTCTTTTAATTTGCTTAAAAGCAGAAATATCATTATAATAGTACATAGCTATAATATAAATTACAGTGGAGGATATAGGTATGGATAAAAATATAATGTGGTTAGCAAAGCGACTAAAAGATATTGCAGCAGACCTTTAGAAACTTACAGAGACAGAAAAAAGAGAGGTTGTTGAAAGACTTGACAGTATATCTTATAAAGCATCAAATAAGTTATATAATGTTTTAAATGAGTACATGAAATAAAACAAGTATATAATAGTCTATCTTAAGATAGACTTAAATTGTATATAAATACCATATACAAGTCTTAAGTTCATATCTAAGTTCGCATTCATATGTTTTATTATTCCATTCAGCTATACAACCGAATATATGTTGTTGGTTACCAGCAATCTTATTTGTAGTATGATATAGAATTTGAATATGACCATATGTTTTACCTTTAAATTCAAACCTAATAGGTTCAATATTACCTTCTTTATTACTCCAAGCTAAACAGTTAATCTTATCTAAATACACTTTCATGTTTTATCACCTGATATTATAATAACGCGAACATATATTGGTGTAAAGACAACGAAAAAAATGCAAAAAACGCAAAGTTAATAACAAGCCAATCATATAAAACGGCTGTTTAATGCCTTAAAAGTGCTAGATAATATAAAAACATTGATTAAAAACACATAATTCCGTTTACGTATCATACATGGACTTGAATAAATTTGGACTATTGTATTGTTATTTAAAGTGTAAATGATAGATAGTAGATTTTAAATATAAAAGATGATACTTATTAAAGATAAAGTTACAAAAAAATATTTATGTGATATAATTAAATAAATATTTATATAAGGAGGTGTCGTATGAATAAATTCACACGATTATTTGAGTTAAAAAGAATTTTAGAATCTAGTAGTAACAGAACGGAAGAGCAAAATGAATTGTTAGAAGAACTTACAGAGATTTTAAAGCCTTATCATGAGCAAAAAGATTTTGCACTTTCTATGGGTGGAAAAAGATGTCCTGCATGTGGACGAGCATTGTAATATGGAAAATAAGGAAAAAAATTATTTTATTGTAGCACAAAAAGAAGATGATAGTTTAGATATTGATGTTCAAGTAATAAATATAGCTGATGATATACCAGAAAAGTTACAAGAATTATATGATAAAATTGAAAAGACTAAAAATGTTATAGCATCATTAACTTATTCAAAAGATGAAGATAAAAAGAAATACATAGGTAAACTTTTGACGATAGCACAAGTAGGTCTTGTGGCTCAACAGCCTGAAATGGCTGAATTAGCTATAGAAAGGCTCAAAGATGAAATAACAATTAAAGAAGGCGGATTAATTAAAAATCAATATATGAGAACTTTAGGTATACACGCGTTGATATTATTAGTATTAGCTGTTTTTATTGGTATAGTTATAAAAGGTATTAATGAATATGCATTTGGCTGGGCTGGAGCAATGGCTGGTGTGTGGTTATCATTTGGTATAAGAAAAGTAACCTTTAATTTTAATAACTTGCATATTGTTGAGGATGATAGATTATCAACAATTACAAAATTATTATTTATGGGATTAATAACTATATTTGTTATTTTATTGCTAAAGAGTAGAATCATAATTATTGAATTAGGAAATATTAATACATCAACAATAGACACAAATATTGAAGGTGCATTATTAATAGGTTTTATTTGTGGCTTACTTGAAAATAATCTAGCTCAAAATATTTATAGCAAAGCGAAAGATATTATGAAATTGTAAAAAATTTAAAGTTGGTATTAATTAATCGTAAAATTAATGTTTAGTGAAGATAAAATCAGGAATTAAATGTTAGTTGACAAATATAAATCATTATTAGAGAAATAAAAGAGATAATTTCAAATGATATTTTTGTAATAGAGTTTTCTTAGAGATAAAACTCTATTTTTTTGTCGTGGTAATGTCGTGAAGGTAACTAGTAAAATATAACTGGAGAAGTAAACTCAACTTCTTATAGATAAATTACTAGAACTAGACAGGAGGTGATGACAATGAGAAGTTTTGTAAGTTGGATGGGTGGTAAAAATAGCTTAAAAAAAGAAATAGTAAAAAGGTTTCCTACAACAGAGTTCAATAGATATATAGAAGTTTTTGGGGGTGCTGGGTGGGTACTATTTCATTCGGATAGACATGCAGAAACAGAGATATATAATGATTTTAACAGTAATCTTGTAAATTTATTTAAGTGTGTAAAATATCATTGTCCAGAAGTAGAAAGGGAACTAAAGTTCTTCTTGAATTCAAGAGAATTATTTAATGAATTTAAAGATAGTTATAATACTGCAGGTATGACTGATATACAAAGAGCAGCACGTTTTTTTATGGTTATTAAGACTAGTTATGGTTCTAAATTGCATAGTTATGGATGTGTTAAGAAAGATATACCAACAGTGGTTAAATATTTTGAAATAGTACAAGAAAGACTATCTAAGGTGGTTATAGAAAATAGAGATTTTGAACATTTAATAAAAACATATAATAAGCCTAAGTCATTTTTCTATCTTGATCCACCTTATTATGGAACAGAGAAATATTATCAGGTACAATTTTCAAAAGAGGATCATGTAAGGCTTAAAAAAGCTTTAGATCAGATTAAAGGTAAGTTTTTATTATCTTATAATGATTGTGAGTATATAAGGAAGTTATATAAAGATTACAATATTGAAGAAGTTAAAAGACCTCATAATTTACATACGAAGTATAAAGATAAAGAGCAGGAATATAAAGAATTAATAATAACTAATTATTGAGTTTAAACCTTGAGTAGTAGTTAATTGCTTTAAATTAATATATCTGATATTATTAACTAAATGGAGGAACACATATGGATACATTTGTAATCATTATGATATGCTTAATAAATATACCTATACTATATTTATTAACAAAGAAGTACTTTGGTAGCTTTGCAGATTTAAGTTATTACATTAACAATATCAGATATAATCCTGAAATTAAAGCTAGGTTAATAGGATTTATAGGAATAATATTTTTAATTGTATTTTTCGAAGTTTTAATTGCTTTTAGGTTATTACATTCATAACTAAAATAAGATTTAGAACAGATACAGAATCTATTTTCTTAATTGAAGATAGGTCTTTTTCTATATAAAAAGTAATTATGACATGGTAATGTCTACATATATAAATTTATAATTATATTGACATAATTAATACTATATGTTGTAGAAGTTAATGTTTTAAGCTACTACATATTGTTTGGTAAATGGTTTTTATATATAACTTTTTTAAAATTAATTAATAATTTAATAATTATATGTATTAAAAAATTTTGTAGAAGTATAGACTGATTCCCGATAACATGATATAATACCATTAAATAAGTGGGGGTTACCAATGGTAACCATAGGTCCCTGATGTATAAAAATCTCCTTTATTGGTTAGCATCTTTTTACAACTAGTACATATATTTTATAGAGGTGATTTTGTATGGGTAAAATAATTAATTTAAACCGAAGGAAGGGAGTGCGTAATATGGAATGTGTAGCTCCTTCAAAACAATATGGTGAATATAGCCATGATACTTTAATTCAATTAGCAAAAGTTATTTTATATTTTGCAAGATATTCATCCCAAAATATGTATAAGACAAAATTGAATAAGTTATTATTTTATGCTCAATTTCTATATTATAAAATTTATAGGTACAGATTAATTGATACAGAATTTATAAAAGATTATTATGGTCCTGTATTAAATGATTTAGATGATAAACTAGATATTTTAAAAAAGGCAAATTTAATTGAACTACGAAAAGATCCTTTTGGAGAAGTTGTATTACCAGTAATCTTATTAAAAGAAAATGCTTATTCAAAGAAAGAATTAGAAGTATTAGAGATTGTTAGAAAGCAATTCGATAATTATTCATCAAGAAAAATTTCTCAATATTCTCATGAAGAGAGTCTCTGGCTGGAAACAGATTTAAAAGAAATCATAGAAATTGAACGAGCTAATGAATTGAGGGATTTTGTATGAATTTCACTTTGAAAGCTTTTGCAGTAGTATCATGCCTGATAGGTACATTATTACTATACTTCTTAAGTATTAAGGCTAGTTGGATGAAACAGAGAAAAAATAAATTGATAGTAAATGATGATGATTATAATAATATAACTATATTGAGCAAATGCAAATTTACGAAAAAGTATTTTGTTATTGAATGTATAGTTATATTATTGTTTTCATTTTTTTTGTCATTAATTATCACAATATTTTATGTTTGGCAAGTATACAAGGTAAATGACTTTGATGTTGATAGTGTAGCACAAGGAATTTTATGGTTTGTCGGAATATATATTGTCTTAATTTGTATTGATGAAGAACAAGAAAACATAGATAAATTAGAAAACAAATCCTTGAAGAATATCATAAAGGTAGTAATGAAAATAAAAACCTTTTTGATAAAGGGGCTGGTATCAAAGGAAACAAAAAAGTATAAAGAATTTATCAAATTAAAAATAAAGACTTGTATTAATAACAATAGTGATTTCATTGCTATATTAATTATATGTATTGATGAAAATGCATTCGGAAAGAAAACTTTAAGAGACGAATTTAGAGATGAATTAAAAGATCTTAATGCTGAACTAGTAGATGAATACAATAATAAGAAGTTTACGCTAGAAGAAAGTTTAGTAGATTTTTTCACTAAAGATTTAATCAGATATAACTTTAGCTATCTTGAAATATTGGAGTTTATTGATAATGTTGAGAAACGGATAGGATTATATAATAAACATGAAATTAATAGTAAACTAGATAGATTAAAACCATACAACAAGCCACTGCCGAAGTTAAAAGAACAAGATATTGAAGATATTGGGAAGTTGGTAAATGATGTATTTCAAGCATTTGATAGTGTAATAGGCGAACGTATCAACTAAAGTTATATATTGGATTGATATATTAATTACAAATAATTAAGATTACTTGAATATAATAAGACTAATATTAGTACATATGAGATTGATATATAATTATTTATATATACATTCTGGTTTAGAGATATTAGCCATAGGCGTTAACATTATAGTTGTATGAAAGTTTAAAAGCAAAGAATAAAATATTTACTTAATAATATGTTTATAAAAAACTATCAAAGAACCTTTGTTTTATAAATAGTGGTACTTACTATAAAGAGAAAGCTGGTGACAATAATGGGACCATATATTTCAGATGATAAGTTATTACATTGCACATGTGGAAGTACAAATTTAGTAGCAGCTAGGGCAAAAGTAGGGGTGCAATTTAGCATTTTATGTAAGGACTGTACTGAGAAAAAGCAGAAAAACCAACATGTATGTGGATTCGGTTTAGTCGAAGAATTAGTTGAAAGAGATTTTAATTTATCTGGTGATGATGAGAAAGTTAAAGAAATAACATTAAACATATTTAAGGAGCAGTTAGGACTAGAAGTTGATTGTGATAAAGTCAAGTTGTCAAATATAAACAAAGAATATTAGAAGTAAGTCAAATAGTGATTAGTAAGTGCCACTATTTATAGCATAAAGTACTAGGTTTAGCTTTTAAATCTTTATATAACGGAATTTTTCCATATGGGGAGAAATAGAATTGCACGCAGTTAACACGTAAATTTTGCTATTTCTATAAATCTGAATCCTTTTTTTAAACATCGCTCAATAAAATTACGCTCTTCAAGATTAAGGTTTTCTGGTTGCCACTAGAGATATTATCTTGCATAAAAACTCTTTTCTAGTACAGGCAGGCAACCATACTTACATTATACTAGAAATGAGTGCAAGAGTTATTGTCATTTTCTTAATTTGGAACTAGACAATTAGTTTTTCATTTAACTTTTATATTTTGTATTTATCTCTTGATACGAACATGTGTTTGGGTGTATAATGAATTAAATGCACTTGGTAACACACAGATAGGGACAGGAGTGGATTTCGGAATGGAAGAGTTAAGAGCGTTAAAAGAAGAGTATAACCAGATTCTTAGTGATATAAGGATAAGACCTAATCATATTTACATGTATGATTTAGAAGCAATAAACAAAGAATTATATACAAAGACGGTACAATATATTACTGGTTGTACAACAATAGAAGTATTTGAGTTACTTCCAGAAAAAGTTTTGAAGCAAATACATATGTATTTAAAAGGTATAATATATTGGTATAAAAATAAATAG